AAGAATGTATAGATAAATTAAAAGCTGATATTGAGAAAAAACCAGTAATTGAAGATAAACCTAAAGAAGAAACTAAACCAAAAGAAGAATCACCAGCTTGGTAATTCCTTCCTCTTTGGATCTAAAAGGAAGATAAATGAGTTGTATAAAACAAAAGATATTAGAAGCTACTCAATATCAAGGTAATACTAATCCAAGAGTTGATGAGATAAGTGCAAGTGAATTAGGTAGTGATATTACGCAAATATTCCTTAGACAAAAATATGGAGTAATTAAAGATACTAATTTTGGACAGAACTCACTTGGATCAATTATTCATCTAGGTATTGATAAAGCTTTAGAACTTGATGAAGATATTGTTACTGAATATAAATGCGATCCAATAGAAATTAGTGGATTAAAGCTTACAGGTAGTATAGATATTATTGATTGGTTAAATAAAGCAATTTATGATATTAAATCTACTAAAGAATATACAGTTAAACAATATAAAAAAGATTTAGAAAATCATCATTATACTTGGCAAGTAAATGCTTATAGATATTTAATGGAACATAAGTATGATAAGAAATATGATATGAAACTTATATTCATATTAAAAGATGGTGGATTAAATAGTAGAACAGGAGTTGAAGTTCCTACGATCCAAATAGTAGATGTACCTTATATAGAAGATTATAAATTAGAAGATAAAGTAACATCTATTAAGAAAGAGTTGGATCTACTTCATAGTGGAGTAATGGAATTACAACCTTGTAAAGATACATATATTAGAAAAGTTAAAGGACAAATAGTTCATATGAAATGTAAATATTATTGTTCATATGCTGATAAATGTCCAGTAAACCAAGAGAAACTAATATATAGAAAAGAACCTGTATTTTAAACAAAGGATAAATAATTAATAAATTATTAGAAGATATTAAAGTAAAAACAGAAATGTTAATTGAAGAGATAGAAAGAAATATTGAAAAAGGTATTAAAACTTCAGGTGTAAAAGCTAGAAAGTTAAGTTTAGAGCTTACAAAACTATATAAAGAATATAGAAAACAAAGCATTGAAAAAGATAGAAAATAAAACATATGAAGTATATGCACAATAGGTATAAAGGAAAAGGAAATACTAGATTAGGTGTAATATTCAGAAATATGTTAGCTAGATGCTATAATAAAAATAATCCAGCTTATAAAAATTATGGTGAAAGAGGGATAACTATTTATGATGAATGGTTAAAAGATTTTTCATTATTTTATAGCTGGGCTATAACAAATGGATATAAAGATGAACTAACAATAGACAGAATAGATGTAAATAAAGGATATTATTCAGATAATTGTAGATGGGCTAATTATATAGAACAAGCAAATAATAGAAGATACACCTTTAAAGGTTATAAAGGTGTATCAAAATTAAATAGTGGTATATATAGAACTACTGTATATATAGATGGTAAAAATAAACAAATTGAAGTCTTTAATACAGAGAAAGAAGCTGCTATAGCATATAATAGAACTGTTAAAGAATATAATTTACCATATACTTTAAACAATGTAGAAGATAATATAATAATACATAAAATAAATAGAAAAGATACATATTTATCTGGAAAAGATCATCCAAATGCTAGAGTAATATATCAAATAAATAAAGATACAGGAGATATTATGAGAAAATTTACAACAGCTAGTGAAGCAGCTAAAACTTTAAATATAAAAAGATCTAATATAGTAGCAGTTTTAAAAAAACATGCTAAATCAGCTTATGGTTATATTTGGGAGTATGTAAATGATTGAGTATGTAATTATGGTAGGTGTAATAGGAAATTTTATATTACAAAGTTGGTGGTATTATGTAAGTAATCATAAAAAATAAATATAAAGTTGAACAAAAATGATTTAGTTCATTGGTAAAAATAAATATAAGGAGAATAATATGACATTAAGATTAACTACAAAAGAATTATTAACTATTTTAAATGAAAAATTTGATGGTACTAAATTAGATTCATTAACTATTGAAGAACCAAAGAATGGTATAGATAATGTTATTTATATTATTGATGAAGAGATTAAAGTTTCAAGAAAATTAGCTGAAAAAACATTAGATGAAAAATATTAAGATAACACTTCCTTTATATTATACGATTGAGTATAAGACTAAACAAAATAAAACTATATTGATTAATAATAATTGGTATAGAAATACTCATTATCAAATAGCTAATAAAGTTAAACATTACTATAAAAAACTTGTGTTGGATCAAATAGATAAAAATATAAAGTTTAATCAAGTAGAACTTCATTGTAATTTATATTACAAATCATCAGTTAGTGATTTAGATAATTATTCTATATTAATTAAATTCTTACTTGATCCATTACAAGAAATTGGTTGCTTAGAGAACGATAATGTCAATTTTGTCAAAAAAATAACATTAGAAGTTAAAAATAGAGATATTAATGAACCAAGATTAGAAATAACAATAAAGGAGATTTATGACAATTAGACAAGGATATTATCAATACTTTAAGAATATGCTAGGAAAGAAATACAAGAAACCAACAAGAGTTAATTATAACAATGATAACAAGTTGGTTCTTATATATGAATTTAAAAGAGGAAGAGCAATAGTACAAGAGCAAACAGATAAAGTAGTTTGTACTACTAAATATGGTTATACATTCATAATGAATAGAATAACTAAAGTTAAACAAGATATTAGAAAATATAAAAAAAAGGAAGCATAAATGGATAATGATAATTATAAAGATATATCTATAATTTTGTTTTTTATAACAATAATATCATTGCTTATAGTTTTTATAACATTATATGGTTACGGATATTCAGATGGTAAAAATTATGTATATGAGAAATATGTAATTAAAAATAAACAAATACATAAGGAGATTAAATGATTAATAAAATACAAGAATGGGCAAAAGAAAGACAATTACATAAATCTAAATTTGATCCAAAAGTAGAAACAATTAATGTATTAGAAGAACTATTAGAAAGCTTCTATCTATCAGGATTGGATCCTAGAGATGTAGCTAAAAAAGTATATGAATATATGCTTACATTTGGTAAACCTAAAGAACCAACAGTAGCTAATTATGTAGATAGAATTGATGCAATAGTATATATTCTTACTGGTTTAATGAAGCTAGATATAAATGTAGATTGTGCTGTAAAAGAAGTATATAAAGAAATAAGTAGTAGAAGACAAGATCCAATGCAAAAGATAGAATGGTCTAAAAGAGGTCCATATGGTAAATGGTTAAAAGATAAGAACCAACCTAAAGAAACATTATATAAACCAAATTTTAATAAATGTATATTAAAGGATAAATAATGAATAAAATTAAATTATTAGGACTAGTAGGATTAGTAGGAGCTTTCATTGTAACTCAAGCATTTGCAATTGAAGATGGAAAATATAATTGTGCAATAGTTGCTGTATCGTTAAACAATTTAACTAAAAAGCTACCTGAGAAAGAATGGCAAAAGGTAACTTTTGTTAAAAAAGGACAAAAACTTACAGATGAAAGTGGGGCAGTATTTTCATATCTATTAACAAGTAAAAATGTAGATGTTTATAAAAATAAAGATTTTATGATTGGTTTACCAGCTGATAATGTTGGATCAGATGTATTCAATATGAATTTCAAAGCTAATAATAAAGATATTATTTATGATGGTAAATGTTATAAAGTAAATAAAGATAAGTGATTAGAAAACTAATAAATAAATATATTTGTAAATGTGTAAGTAAATATATTTTATATCATCAAGAATAAATAAATTGTAATTTACAATATAAATTAATTGATTTACATATAGAAAATTTAAAGCTTAGAAATAAGATAACTGAATTAGAAAGATCAAAAAAGGAAATTTATGAATAAAACATTAAGAAAGGAAAATAAATGAAGATTGATATTATTGGAGGTGGAGGAGTTTTTAGTAAAGATAATAGTTCTTTTTTAGTAACATTAAATAACTCTAAAAGAACTTCTATATTAATTGACTGTCCAAATAATGCTTTTGAATATATTAAAGACAATAACATAGATATTGCAAATATTTTTATAACACATACTCATCAAGACCATATTGGTGGATTAGAAAAACTTATTTATTATAACTACTTTATAAAAAATAAAATTACTAAAATTTATACAGGTAAAGAAATAGATATTGAAAAATATTTACCAAAACAAATTGTTTATGAAAATGGTATTTTAGTTCATGTAAAAATGTATGAGCTAAACAAAAAAGAAGAACAAGAACTTATTTATTTTGGAAGTGAAGGTGAAGGTTCAATTGTATTTCAATTGATAAAGGGGAATCATATAGTACTTCCTAATTATGGAATTGTCTTTTCATATACAAAAGAAGCTGGAATAATAACACAACAAGTTGTTATTACAGGAGACACTAAAGCTTCTAAAAATTTAAGTGATTTATTTAAAGAGAGTTTAGAAAAAGATATTAAACTTACAGTCTTTCATGACTATCAGTTTTTAAAAAAATCAATTAATAGCATTCATTGTTGCAACGATGATTTTGAACATTATTATAATGATATTAAAGATAATATAAAATGGTATAAATACCATAATGAAGATTTTAATGAAAAGTACAAAGATAAAGTTTTAAACTTTTTCTCACAAGGATAACTATAATGAAAAATAAAAATTATTCAAAATGTAGGAAACCAAAAGTAAAGATTGGAAGACTTATCTATATAAATAAAAGTAGTAGAGTTATAATAAAGAAAAACAATGGTAAAAAATATCAAAGAAAATTTCAGCAACTTATAAATGCTGGTTTTTTTGAAAATATAAAGGAGTAAAAATGAAAACTAAACAAAGAGTAAAACTTATTTTTACATCACCGCTCTGGTTGATTAGTAATGGGATTAGATTTAGCCATGACAATCATAATCAAAGTGACACTATTTATTTTAGTGAAGAGAATAAAACTGTTTATTCTAGTTGTATAAAAATAGGTAAAAAAGATTTTAATCTAATTAAAAAAATTGGATTTGTTCACTTCCATCAAAGTGTATTAGAACATAGTCTAATAGTATTTGATGTTCATATGACTACTAAGTCACTTCTTGAAGAAAGTCGTTCAAGAATAGGAGTTAGCCAAACAGTTACTAGTAGCAGATACGCTTTGGATCTAATTGATATTGAAAGAGAGCCAACAGGAGATTCAAAGTTAGATGAGTTTAATGAGAAATATAGATTAGAATTAATAGAGTTAATTGATAGTTATAGAAATGATAAAGGTAGAATATTTAAGAAAGATATGGATAGATTATCTTTAAGTTTACCACAATGGTTCATATATAAAATGCAATTAAGTTTTAATCTTAGATCATTAGTAGGATTCTTGAAACTTCGTTTAGGTAGTGAAGTCCATATAAATATTAGACAAATAGCTTATATGTTATTCAAAGAACTACCAGATGATTATAAAGAATTAGTATTAGCTGATAAAGATATAGCTAAGAAAGTAAATCAATGTAAAAGAGATTTTGATGATTAATCATTTATCTTTGGATCTAAAACAAAAATATAAAGGAATTAAATAATGAATATTCACGAAAAGATATTAGAAGAAAGAGGTAGTAGATATGGAGAGTTTGATAATTTAGCTGAGATTAGTCAAACATTAAAAGATACTTGGTATATGAAAGCTAATCTTGATTTTAAAGAACCAACAGATGCAATGAATGAAGCAATGGAAATGGTTTTACATAAGTTATCAAGAATGATTAATGGTGATAGATATTATGAAGATAATATTATTGATATACAAAACTATTTAGAGCTTTATAGACGAGAAGTTATTAAAAATAATACAAATACACCTAAAAAAGAAAAAGATTCAACAGAACTAAAAGAAGAGTTATTAAGTAATATATCTAATGAAGAGAAAGATATATTAGGTGAATTAATAAATGAACTAACAAAAAAATACAACTTTGAATAAAAAGGATTATAAATGAAAGTAAAATTTCAAGCACAAAGAGATTGGAATAAAGATTCACTATATAGGATTATACTTGTTGTTGGATCTAAACAAGAGGAAGTAATAACTGATTATGTATATCATAAAGGTAATTGTATAGCTATGTGTGAATCACTAAATAAGTTAGCTAATAAACAAACAGAATTTTATGAAGATTTAGATGAATATTTAACAGCTAATAAACTAAATAGAATTATTAAGCAATACTTTTGATCCAACCTATCTATCCTTGTTGGATCCATTCACCGAAGGTGAAGACCCTCTATTAATAAATAAAGTAAAACATAATAAAATATAAGGAGAAATAAATAAAAAAGAAATACAATCATAAAGTAAGAATAAACGATATAGAGACATATTTTAAATATTTTAAGGATATAGTTCTATTAGATAGATTAACTCATCACGAGCTTAGTAATTTAGCTTATTCATTAAATGAGAACAAAAAAGAAATAATTAAATATTTTAGAGGTTATCCAGCATTAATGAGTAAGCAAGATTTATTATCAAACATAACTAGATACTACTATGAATGTATGGTTGTTGGAACTAAATAATAAAAAGGAAGAGTTATGAATAAAAAGAAAGTAAAAGGTACTACGAAACAAGTTAAAGTAAGAAATGCTGTATTGTTAGTTACATTTGCAATGATTCAAGAAGCTTGTAATAAGTTTGAAATAGATTTGTTGAAAGAGAAATTAGATGATAAAAACTTTGAAGATATGGAGCTTATTATACTATATAAATGGTTATATAAAATATCAGCTATCTTTGCTAAGAAACCGATACAAGACTTTGCTAATAAAAGATTAACTAAAGTATTTAATGGTGAAGAAGTAGAAGCTGATGTATTAGTAAGTGGATTATTAATATTCTATTATTATCTAGAGTTGGATGATAGTAAAACAGGTATTATTCCTCCATTTAAACAAAAAGATATTGAGAAAGTTATTAAGTCATATCATCATATAACTGATAAAACAATTAAGTTTGCTGAGGATTGTATAGTAGCTTTGGATCCAAAAGTAGAAGGGAGATTAGAACTTAAATATATGTTTGGAACTCATAAGTTTAAAGATATTATTGAAAAGGAAGAATAATGGCAACACCTAGATTAACTAAGGAACTATTTGATAATAGATATGGTAAATGGATAGATAAATTACATAAAGAATATTTTTATCCATTGGTATCATTAAATAATATGCAAATAGCTGATTATATAGGAGTAACTAGAGAAACAGTTGGTAAGTTTGTTAAACTTGGTTATTTGAATAGAGAAGAAGAATTTAAACAAATGTTTGAAGAGTATAAAGATTTATCATTTAATTTAATGTGTGAAAATGTATATAGATCAGAAATAATGCTTAGAAGAAAATATAAACAAATGTATGGTGAAAGACAATATAGGATTAAATGTAAATTAACTGATCCAAGAACAACAAGAAGATCCAAAAGTATTGGTAGAAGTGCTGGTTATATTAGGTATTTATGGCAAAGATTACTTAAATATTTATATACATATAAAAGAATAGATACAAATAAATTAACAGAGATATTTGGATCTAAACAAATATATTATAGTTTATTTAAGACACTTAGATCAAAAGGATACATTATAGAATGTAGAAGAATAAATAGTTTTAATTTTGAATATATATATCACGGAAAAGGAGAAAAAAAATGAATAAAGAGTTAATTAAAAGATATATTATTGAAGAATGTAGTAAACAAAATAATGAATATATATTATCTAATATATTATTAGAAGAATGTTTAAATATAATTAATAATGAATTTAATTTATCTAATGAATTATTAGATATGAATTTAAAAATGAGTAAATAATGGATGGTGTTATTAGATTTATAGTAAGTATTATATTATCTATTGTATTAGTAGCAATAATAATCGGTACATTGATTAGTAGTTATATGATTGGAGTATTTTTCTTTATTATGTTTGTAGTGTTTATCATTGGATCAGTTATTTATGAAACAATACATAAGGAGGAAGATTAAAATAATCTACTCCATTTGTCTATTGGATTAATGTTATATTCTATTTGTTGATATAGATTAATTCTTCTATTAGTTATTATATCCAACAAATTATAATTATATGTATCAAGTGTATCAGGTATAGCTTGATCAACTATATTAATTCCTAATTGTTTTAAAAAACCAATTGGATTTTGTATAGTTGATTTAACTAATGCTTTAGGTGTTTGTAATAAGAATTTACTAAACATAAATAAACCAGTATCATTTAGATATTTAAGATATTTAGATTCATTTATAGAATAATTAATAAATAACTCATTAGATAATTCTAATGATTGTGCTTTACTCATACCTTGTTTTTTATAGTATTCATAATAGATAGATTTAGCAATACCATCTGTAAACTGAGTAGTCTTTAATCCTAATTTAGCTGGTAAAGATTCTTGAGTCAAAAATATAGTATCAAGTAATGATTTAACATTTTTATTTTTTATTAAGTTATGTTCATTTATTTTAGAAGTAATTAAATTAGTATTATTATCATTATTTAATGTAACATCATCAATAATAGATCCAATAAGACCAGCATCAATAATATCATGCATTGGATTATTATTTAATTTTTGAGTTAATACTTTAATTTTATAATTATCTTCTTTAGATGTTAAACCTGCTTGTTGTAATAATTTAAGTTTATTTAGTTCTTGTTGATTAGTTTGATAATCATTTAATAAATTCCATCTATTTTTAAATTCACTTACTATTTGACTTAATGGCATTATTTTTAATAGTTCTATTACATTTGAAATTAAGTTACCAAATACTACTGATGAGTTAATAAATACTAATGGGAATTTAAGTAGTTTAACTAAATCTTTAAGTAATTTTTCACTTATTCCTAATACTCTAACAAACTTTGGATTAGCTTTTTTAAGTAAAGGTATATTAGTAATAGATGTATCTTTATATCCAAATATTTGGTTCGTAAGATTCTTATTAATGTAATATACTTTATTACCAATCATTTGTCTTGTATATGAAGGAAGTAAAGCATAAAATTCTTCATTATAATCTTTTAATCCTAATTTATTTGCTACACTTGGTTTACATATTGGCATATAATCTGACTTATCTTTAGCTTTTTCATAAGCTTTTTGTTGTTGTTCTAATATTAATTTATTAATAGCTTTACCATTAATCTTTAATGTATTATGACTTACTGTATTAGCTAATACACTATCTATTGACATATCAGCTCTATTATTAATAATTGGTAATTTATTTATTGATCCACTTCTATAATTAGTTATTGTTCCACTATCATTCAACAATGGTACTGCATATTCATTTTTATTATCTACTTTAAATAATTTAAAAGGTTTATTTACTGTTGATAATGTAGCATTTCTACTTATCTTTTCTAATAATGCTGGTTTTCTAAATGGCGATACATTATCTAAATCATATAAATCAGATCCGAAGTGTTCTGTATTAGTTACTTCTACTATACCTTTAGTATAGTTTGGATATATATTAAGTCTTTTAAGTACTATTAATTCTTCTTTAGAACCATCAGCTAATGAAGTAGTAAATGGTTCACTATATTGATTAAATCCTATTTTTTTATAGTTGTTAGTTTTATTTGCTTTAACTGTTATATATTCATAATTAGATGTATTCTTAGGTCTAATAAATCCTTTTACTTCTAATGTTGGATTAGTAAATAATTCTTTTCTTTGTTTACTTAATAATCCTTTAGCAAATTTAACTAAGTTATTTATATTTCTTTTATTCTTAGATATATAATCACTTGATAAATATACTGGATCAGTATTATGTAATGCTATTAAACTAATAAATTCATCTAATTGTTTAGTTAAATCTATACTTGGTTTTGGTAATGTACGCATTTGATCAAATAATAAATTATTTATATTATGAGCATTTAACATTAAATTATGTTCTGTTACTGAACCAGTTGCAATATAATATCCTAATGATTGAGCTTGATTCATCATTGCATTATATGTCTTTGGATCTGTATATAATTTAATTTCTTCTGATAATTCATTTATTCTATTTAATCTTTTAGTTTCATCTATTATCATATCAGTAGCTTGTGAAGCTTTATCGTAAACATTATATATATCAGTTTTAAGAACCAAATGGGAAAGAGCAACTTTATCAAATTCTGATGCATCTTTTAATAAGTTATCAGTTACATCTTCTATTGCTTTATTTATATGATTTCTTATTGTTTCTTGTTCATATTTTATCTTAGTAAACATTGGGAAAAAGTCTCCAAACTTATTAGAAGTACTTGTTATTTCATTAGCTACATCTCTAAATAATTTACCAAAATCACTATTAACTTTAGATATTTTATTAGATATTTTATTAATTACATTCACATCTTTTATTTCGTTATATAATGTAGTTTTCTTAAATGGTTCTACTATTTGTTTAGTGACTGTTGACTTAATTTTGTTATTTATTACATCTTGATATTTCTTTGGTATATCAATTTTAGATAATACATTATCATTTGCATTCTTACCGCTTCTAAGAGCATTTGTCATAACTACTGCATTATTTAATATAGAATTTATTTCTTTTGATGTAACTCTCTTAGATGATGTAATAGTATTAAATAAATTCTCTACTGTAGCAAATACTTTAGATATTATTTTTTCTAATAAATTCTTTGGTTTAAATTCTTTTGCTGAATGTTTAATTTTTATATTATTTGTATCAATAAATTGTTTTAATTTACTATTAGTAGAAGCTATTGTTATAAATTCTACTGGATCACCATTAAAAGCATATTCAGATAACTTTTTAGAATTATTAATTAATTCTCTTGTATGTGGTAAACCATCAGGAATAAATAATGTATCAGTATCTATACCATTATCTTGTATATATTTCTTAACTGCTTGTTGTAATCTTAATGATTGGTTTACTAATTTAGTACTATATTTAAATGCAAGTCCTGTATATAAGTGCATTAATTCATGCATATATATTTCACTAGTAGATTGATTAGATAATCCAGCTGATTTACTTAATGATATAGTGTTAGTATCTATATTAGCTAAACCTCTATTAAATGTAGTATTTAGATAGTTTAATACATTTATTTTATCTAATGTATTAAATGATTTACTTGTAAGATTAATAAAGTTATCTTTGATTATTGGATCAATATCATTTGGTAGTTCTTTATTAAGATAATCTATTACTTCTTCAGGAGATCTAAATGTATCTCTATCTTGTAATTCACCCATATATTCAGTTGATGATGATCCATATTTATCATTATTATATATTTTATCTAATTGTTCTAATGTAGGTTTATTATTGTTAGTATTTGATTCTTTTATACTATCTATTGTTGTTGGATCTAATCTAATTGATTCTATACTATCTAATGGGTCTAATGTAGGTTTAATTTTATTTCTACCTTTATGAATATATAATGGATTTTTATCTTTTATTGAGTAAGGATCCAATAGATAAGAATGACCTACAACCATATCTTTTTTAAAAAACTCATTTCTAGTATTAGCTATATTAGATGAATTACTAGCTAATTTATTATAGTTAGCTATATCAAGTAATAAATTAAATTTAGCAACTAATTCTTTATTATTAGATATGTTTTTTAATGAATATAAATGTTTAATAATATCATTATTAATATCTACATCTATATTACCAGATAATATATCTTTAATATTATCTATATCTACACCATTATTAACTAAATCTTTTATATTATTAGCTAAGATATTATTTAATACTTCTGGTTCAGATGTATAAATATCATTTATTTGCTTCATCATTTCTTGAGCTACTGAATAATTAGCATTTGATTTAATAGTTTCTTTATTATATTCAGAAATACTATCTACACTATTTAGATCCAAAGGCATAAGTAATGCATCAAATATATGACCTATATGTAATTTACCATTAGAAGCTTCTCTCATAGTTTGTAAAGTATCTACTATAATATTACTATCTATTTGGTGAATTGTTGTTACAGGAGTAGCTATTGCGTTATTAACCATATGTTTATCATCTAAATTTGTAGATAAAGCTTTACCATTAATATTAATCATTAATTGTTTACCATTTTTATTTCTATCAAATTTATCTAATGGTATAAATGAATTATGTGTATTAGTAGATTGTATTGATTTAATTGTATAGTATTTATGTTGTTTAATTAAGTTACTTATTATATCAGTAAGTTCTTTATTATTTACTTGGTTAATATCATTGTAACCTCTTTTTTTAATCTCTTCTTGTAATTGTTTATTAAAGATTTCTTTAGAAGTTTCATATAGAATATTAGACATACTCTTAACAGTATTTCTATAATCATCTATAAATTTATATTGACCAAACGCATATTCAAATGCTGGTTCATAAGTCTCTTTAAATAGTGTTTTAATATAATTTACGAGTTTGCTATCAAATTTAAAAGATATATTAGATAAATTAGTATTTAATAATTCTTCTTCTGATAAATCCTTAGTATTTATTACTTCATTTTTTTGTAATTCTTTATTCCATTTATATATATTAATATATTCTTTTATATCATTACCATTATTGATTAACTGTTTAATTAGTTTAAGTTTTGGATCATCTATATCATCTGTCTTTTTATTTAATTTAGCAATTAAATGTTTTAATTGTCCACCTTTATTACCAAATTCATATAACATTTTATTTAATGGATTAAATGCTATTTCATAAAAAGTTTTCTCCATAATATTTTTAAATGAAGCTCCATATACATATACCATTTGGAATGGTTTAACTTGTTTTCTACTAAAACTAGATCCAAAAGCATTAACAATAGTTTGTTGTTCTGGTTTAAATGTAGTTGATTGCATATAATCATTTAATGAATCACTTAATGTTTCATAGAAATCATTAAAGTTCTTAAAGTTTTGTTTTAAAAATCCATGAGTTAAATATTCTGCATTATTTGCTAATTGTTTACTTTTTAATGTATTTTGTAATACTTTATTTAATTTAGCTAATTGTTCTTCATTTGGTTCTTTTAAACCAAAAGTATTATTATCAGTTGATACATATATTCCACCTTTAGCTAATAAATTAACTAATTTATTCATTTCTTCTTCAGTATTAACAGTAACACCTATTGTTTGTAACATAGTTAATACCATACCAGATGTAATAGCATCAGCTTCTAATTTAAGTATAGATTTATTATTAGATTTTGATACTTGTAAATATTTAATATCTATTAATGCTTGAAATGCATGTATATGTTCAGTACCTTTAATAAAATCTAAATATGCTTTATATTCATCTTGATGTTGTTTGATCCAATCTTGTAGTTTCTGTTTCTTTACTAATGTTGGTTCTTTACTTAAAGATAATTTAACTACTTTATCTATATATGAACCATCATTAATTATAGGTTTTAGTTTATCATTAATTATTACTTCATTAATAGAACCATCTTTATCATTAAAAGTAAAATCTAAATAATTATTAGATATTTCATCTAATAAACTATTGTCAGTTCTTTTATCAGTATCTAAATCAAATGCTTGTGATAATGCTAATTTATATAAGTTTGCAGTATCTTTTGTTACATATGTATTAGTATTTATTTCTTTCTCAATTACTTCATTATTTTTATTGTAAGTAACACCTCTTTCATCTACTAAAAATCTATGTACTTTGTTATCTTGAGGATTTACTATACTGTCCATCATTGTTCTTAAGTTTTTAACTTCACTCCATTTAAACTTAGAACCAAAAGATAATATATCTTCATTATCTTTTAATGCTTCCATTCTTCTTAATAGATCATTATTCTTACCAACTACTGATTCTCTTTCTTCAACAGGCAAATGTTCTATCTCATTTGGATCTTCTCCACCAGCAGTAATTAAATAAGTAGTTTGATCCAATAGTTTAATAGCATCATAAGCAATATTAGTTTTATATACTACATTCTGTTCTTTTCTCATAAAATCATATATCTTAGGTGATACTTGATATGCTTCAGCATCTTTTACATTAGTAGATGTTTTAATTGATTTGTAGTATTCTATTGGTTCAGGTTGTGCAAATCTAATATTAGTTATTTTTTGTAATGTAGCAGAATAACTACTCATAGCATTATTTAATCTTTCTTTTGCTTCTTCATTATAATTATCAGCAAATTCTAATTTATTTAATACCATTTGTTTATCATTAATATTAACTAATGTATCTTGTACTTTTATAATTTTATTATCTTTACTATGTTCTATTAAATTTTGTAAATAGAATGCTCCTAATTGATTCGCTAATGCTTTTCTTTCATCATATCTTAATTTATTTATAATTTTTATATGAGCTATATCTAATATAGCATTACCAAGTTTCTCATATAATTCTTTTCTAGGAAAACCATATTGTCTAATTGATCTAGCAATATTATTAAATTCTTGTTGAGTAACTTCAGTACCTATAACTCTATCAGCATCTTTACCATAAAACATTTGTGATATCTTATCATCAGACATAAATTGAGGATTATTAATTTCATTTAAGAATGCAGGTAATACCTTATTAAATATTTTATGTAAATCAGGATTTAATTGGAACTCGTTAGTATTTGTATCATCATTTCTAATTGGTATACCTAATTGATATAAAAAACCATTATTTATATCACTAGCAGATATAGTAGCTTCTACTAATTCTTTCTTATAATTATCTTCAGCAGTACCTTTTTGCTCATAAACAACATCATACTTTAATTCATTATTTTCTACATAAGCTCTATTAATAGATTTTATATTCATATTTTTATTAGAAAAGTCTATCTTTTGTGGTCTATTAAGTTTATTAATATCACCTATCAATTGATCAAATAATACATTTTTATATTTATTATTTCTAACAAATAATTCTTTAATAGTATTCATTTTATCTTTTAGTAATTGACTATCTTCTATCTTAATAAAACCTTCATTCATTTCTATTAATGATCTATATTCATCCTTTATAGTTTGTTTCATATTGTCAACAAATGTATTATCATCTTGTTTGTCTTGGATCCAAGAGATAAGAGGATTTAACTCTTGTCCATTGAATTGAATAGCATTACTACCTAAATACTTTTTAAATGTATATATTAAAGTATTCAATAGTTTTGCTTTATTTTCTACATCATAACCTTCATTCTGATCTTTTAACTCATTAAACTTTTCTTGTACTTCATTCTCTAATTTAACTTGCTTATTGATAAGATCCAAAGCTTGTTGATATATCTTGTTAAGTGTTACATCTATCTTTGGATCAATTATTAGTTTATCTTCTGTTTTTAATTTAGTTGTTAACTTATTTATATCTACATTGGTACAATTCATATATTATCCTTTTATTCACATCTAAGTTTTAATTTAGCTAATTCTTTTTCTATTGCTAAATTTAGTTCTACTGTTTTACTTTGTAAATTATCTTTGTTTATACTTGAATGATAATCTTCTAATAATTGAAGTATATTAGATAATTCATCTACTTCACCATTTTTATCAATCAATTTATTAATATATTTCATATTTGATTTAACTGATATTTTAACACCTTTTACAGTTTCAATAGTAGAACCATACTGACTAACTTTATCTTTTAATTTATCTTTTGTTTTATTATATGTTTCTTTTAATTGAGATAATTCATCTATTTTATCATTTAATTCTTTAATATCTTCTTGATTACCTTTAAATTCTTCAGTTTCTTTATCTTTATGAAACTCATTATTTAATACTGATTCATCAAATTCTGGAACTTCTGGTTCATTATATTTATTTGGTTCTGTATTCTTAGTATTAGTATTCTTTTCTGGTTCTGTAACAGGTTCAGTTGTAGATGTTTTCTTTGGTTCTATTGGTTTACCATTACTATATGTTTTATCATTCCAATCATATGGAAACATATTATAATTAGATAATGTTTTTAAATCATTGAATAATTTATCATCTAATTTATTATCTTCATCTAAATAAGTAAATTTAATGAAATTACTTTCATTATTATTTTTGTTTAAACTAGTTTTACCAGGATTTTCACTATTAACTTTTGATGTAATAAAATAAATAGATTTACCTATTACTTTACCATTTTTATCTTTCTCATCGAATTTAACATAAGGTATATAATTCATACCTTGTAATGGTTCGACATTGCTACTTTGATGTTCTATATAAGTATTTACTACTTTACTAACTAATCCATTTTGATTATCTAAACTATTTTTTGGTTCATATTCTCTTAATCTATATTCAGCTATATATTGATTTAAATTAATTGGTTCTTTGTTAGCTAACATAGGATCTTTTATCATTGTTTCTTTAAATAATGCTTTACTTCTTTCTTTTGGATCACTATATTTACCATCATTTACCATAGAATCTTTATATACATTATTTAATACATTTTTAAATTCATTTTCATTAAATCTATATACTGTACCTTTATATGTAACATCATATCTAACAATACCATTCTTACTATATTTAAGCATTAATCTTTTATATAACTTATCTTTTACTGAATCAGTTTTATCAAATACTTTTAGTTCTGCTTTGTAACCTAACTTTCTTAATCTTTCTGCTTTATTTTGCATAGCTTCTTCAGTATTAGCTATAGTGTTAACTACTTTCTCTTCAGTAGTTTTATTAATATTACTTTCATTAGATCCAACAGGTGAGTGATTAGTAGGTGTAGTAGTATTACTTTGTTTTGGTTCTGTATTAGTATTAGTAGTCTTTTGTTCTACAGTATTACTTCTTTGAGATTCTTTAATGATATTAGTTATTTGTTTAGTATCCATCATTGCATTAATAGAACCAACTTGTTTAGCATTCTTATAGATATGTATTACATTATCATTATAACTTGTATAAAGTATATCTCTAACATTATTTGCTAATGTATTATATAATTCATCTCCAAGTACATGATGTATTCTACTTCTATTAATTTTAAATATATCTCTAATATCATTATTTTCATTTAATATATTCTTAGCAAAATCAAATGTAAAATATTTAGCATTTAATACTTTATCTTTTCTACTTAATACAAATGTATTGTAATCCATTAATACTTTAGTTATTTCTGACTTTAACTTATCTGTTGGATCAGAAGTATATTCATTAAATAATTGATCCAACTTTTGTTGATATTCAGGTATTGATCTATATTCTTTATTCTTAGTTTTAAACCCTTTATTATTAATATCATTTTTTACTTCTTTAGCACCCTTTTGGATCTTATTATTATAATCTTCTACATTTTTACTATTCAATAATGTGTTAATATTATCATCATTTTTAAGTTCTCTTATAATAGCTTTAATTAATAAGTCAAATGCTTTAGCTTTTATATGATCTTCATTTGGTTCATTATCTTCTGGTAATATAGAATTATATTTTCTATTAACTTCATCAATATCATTTAATGCATTATTAATAGAGTGTTTTAAATCATTATAAGTTGTTTCATCTATTTCTCTATTATTAATATTATTAATAGATTCTTGTAATTGTTTTTGTAGATGTTGTAATAATCTATATTTATCAGTTTCATTACTAATAGATTTATTATTAGATATATCTTTTATAACTGATCCAATAGAACTAATCTTTTCTTCAGGATTTAATGTATCCAATGTATCTAATTTATCTAATACTTTAATACCTTCAGGATTATTATTTAATTTCTCTCTAAGTTTAGTTAATTTATTATTATATTCTTGTTCTTGTTTAGTTTTACTTTTCTTTTTGTTTGGTTCTATTATATTCTCAGATCCAATGATAGCTTTAGGTGCATATCTTGCTAATAATAAATCTCTTTGTTTCATTGATTCTAATTGAGTAGTATAATCCTTAATCATTTTTTTTAATTGTTTATTACTTCTTAATGATTTATTATTTTTTAATTGAGTTTCTGCTAATTTAATTCCTGATTGTAATGCATCAATAGATTTTAATCTTTCTATAGGAGAATATTTTTTTGTACCAAACGAATTTAATACATTGCTAATTGTATTAGTTACTGATTTAATCATTGATGTTGGTTCTTTATCACTTTTGATAGATTTATCTATATACTTAATACCTTCTAATATCTTCATATTCGCATCAACTATATCTTTTGGTGTCTTAGTATCTAACATAACTCTATTAGCTAAATAATCATTATTTTTATCACCAGCATATGCAATTATATTAACCATATTTTGATATTTATTTTTATATGTATTAAGTATATTATTACTATTTATTTTAATTCTATTAGCAATTAAAGTATCTAATCTATTTTTAGTTTTAGTATCAACATTATTAAATAAATCATTTACAATTACATTTAATAATTGATCTTTATCATTAGAAGTTAAATTATCAACATCTTTTTCTAATATATTATTTAGTAATATATAAGCATTATTATCTTGTGTCTTTAATTGATGAGAAATATATCCTATATTTTCTAACATAGATTTAGTTAATGCATCTTTCATTATGTTATTGTTTTTAGATGTATTATATATATTTTTTAAACCAATATTATTTATATTTCCATTATTTAATATGTTTTGCATTTGTTTATAATCTTTTTCTATACCTTTAGTTTTAGGTAATACTTCATTAATTATATTTGCTCTTTCTGTTACAGGTAATGATTGTATTTGTCTATATGATTCTTCTTTTAATATCTTATTAGGATTATTATTATATTCTTGTATTGGTTCTCCAAATATTTCATTAGCACTAGATATATGTTTTAGTCCATGTCCCATTACTCCACCATACCATCCAGCTTCTGCAATATCTTTCCAAGAATCTTTAAGTAAATCTGATATAGATTTATCTTTATATTTATCTGTATATAATTTAGATGCTACATCTTGTAATGCTTGTTCATACATTTCAGGTATCGCTTCTGATACAAATGCTTTTGATCCAATATTAATACTTTTACCTAATATCTTTAATCCAGTACCATATAAAGTTTTATAAACTGTTTTAGGTGATATTAATTTAACATCATCTAATGAACTAGCTATTTTACCAGCAGCTTTATCAGCAAATAATATATTAGGACCTTTAACTATATAATGTATTGCTTCTGTTTGTAATAATGTATCTAATGTAGATAATCCAGCTAAACTTAATTTATACTCAGCTGTTGGATCAACAAAGTTATTATTTTTACGATATTGTTGTATTGTATCATTATATACAGCAGCAGTATACAATCCTTTAGTGATCCAACCTATTGGTCCAGTTGCACCTAATGTAGCCATATCAGGTAATGACATTATTAATTGTTCTGGAGCAGCTTTTAATGACTTAGCTAAATCAATAACTCCTAATCCAACATTACCATCACCAAATTGAGCTAATGCTGTTTGTACATTTTTATGACCTTCAACTAAGTTTTTAAATGAATATCCAAAATGTTCATTACCATATTTTTTTTCATAATCAATTAGTTTATATACTGTACCTTTAGACCAATATGCAACACTTTTTTTATTTGGGTTAACACTTGTAACTAAATCATTCCATCCACCTCTAACTGCTTCATATGCACCTTCACCTTTATCAGCTAACCAACTATCAATAGATGTTGGAACAGCTCTTGCTAAGTTACTTAGATAACCTTTATATTGAACATAATGTTCGGCTTGTTGTTTTTGTATTTTAGTGTTATATAACCATTGATAATTCTGATTAAATTGTTGTGTTTTTTGATCAGGAGTATTTAATAATTTACCATTATATATTTCACTTGATCCAGAATTTAATTGATGATGTTCTATATCAGTAGTTTGACCATATTGATTATATGCATTACCAGTATTATCAATTAAACTATTATCTTGTCTAGCTATATTATGAAACTCTTGCTCTAAACTAGCAGCATCTTTGGATCTAACTTGATCTTGTATAATCCAACCTTTATTTACAAGATCATCAGTTTTGTATCTTAATTGAGCTGTATCTTTTGCATAACCTACTTTAGTTTGATTATTCTTAGGATTATATAATACATATAAAGTTCCAAACTTATCTTTGTCTTTTGGATTAGTACTACTATATTCTTTTGTTTCTTGTACTTTAGCCCACCAATCTTGTAACTGTTTGTTGTTGGATCCAAAAGAAGTGTTAATATTAATATTATCTTTATCAGGATTTAATCCTTGCATTTCCATTAATGTAGCCATATCAGGATTTTGTAATGCATAATTTAATTGATCCAACTTAGTTTCATCTTCTGCTGAATTAATACCTTTTTTAAGTAATTTATTTTGTTCATTTATTACTTGATCTTTATAAACTGATTGTAATGCTAGTAATTTAGATTTTTGTTTATCTATATCCTCAAATAAATAACCAACTGGATTATTAGATGTATTTACATCTAATCCATTATTAGTTTTAAAGTATGTTTTATTTCCTATTGTTATTGCTTTGGATCCTGTAGAATTAAGAGTATCAATTGCTACATCTGATTGTTGTTCATTATGTTGTACAACAGGATTTACATAAGAATCTCTACCATCTAAATATGATGTTTCATCTCCAAGTATTGGATCATTATTACTATTTCCATCTTGTTTCTTTATTTTTTTTCTTATTTGTTGTAATTGACTTAATACATCCATTATTTATTTCTCCTTGTTATATTCTTTTTGTGCTTTCATTAATATCTTATATAACATATTTGTATATTGTGTATATGTTTTTGAAGTTAATGGTAATCTTTCATAATATACTGCTTTATTATTTGGTTTAATATTAGCTAAGTTAGTGTTATACATCTTCATAAATATATTTTGAAATTTTTTATTACTCATTAAATCATTAATATTTTTAATTCCAGTTTGTCTTGTAATAGCTAATTTATTTGCTGCTTGTATTAATTTATCTGATGGTATTCCTACTTTAGGTAAATACAATACTCCTGATTCACTAGTCTTAAATATTTGTAAGTCTTTAGCTTTAATAGATATTTCATTTACATCTTTTAATGCTTTGATTTCTTGATTAATGTAAGGTTTTATATATTTAAAATTCTTTTGGTTCTTATATGCTTTACTAAATAAATACATACCTTGATTAGTACTAATATCACCTGATTTTATTTGAGCTAATATATTCATATTATTTTTAGAGAACATTATTTTTCTAGTTATTACTTCATTGTATTCAGGTTTATTTTTAAGTACATCTGGTTTAAACTTATCTATATTAAGTACATCTATATTTTTATTATTAATATTAATATTATTAACATCTGATCCAATGTTGTTAATTTCATCTTTTACACCATTATTAACATCAATTTTATTTGATTTACCAAATGCTTTTTCAACACTATCTTGTAACATATATCTATCTATTTGTTTTGCTCCAGTTTGATTATTAGTTTCTATTAATTTACTTAGAACTTTATTCTTTTTAAGAATATTATTTAATTGAGTACTATTTTGAGCTAATTTAATCTGTTTAGCTGTATTAGCATCATTTCCACCATTCATAGCATAGAATACTAACAATGCTTGTTTAGTACTTGGTAAGTTATTTTTACTAAATAAATTATTGTGAGTTTTAAATATAAAAGATTCTTTATAGTAACCTAATTTATTTTCATTTATATCAGTTAAATATCCACTTTTAATCATATTCATTAGATGTGTATATGCTTGTTTCTCTTTTGGATCTGAAGTATTATTTAATTTCCATTCAAATAAATCAATAGCATTATTCGTATCTATTAAACTACCATTTGTATTAATTGGTTTAACTTTATTATTCAATAGATCCAAACTTTGTTGTTTTAATTTAGTATATTTATTCCAAGTATCTTTTATATTCTGTTTTAAATTATCTAAATCGTTTTGTGGAACATTATTATCTTTTGCTTTATTTAATTGTTGGATCAATGTATCTAATGTATTTAAAGTATTACCTAATTGTGTAGACATATTATTATCTACTGATCCAACAGCTGTAACTAATTGTTTTCCATTTTTTTGTACAACTTTAAAACTATTATTTAATGTAACTAAATGAGAACCATCCGTTACACTAGTTGAATTAGTATTTATACTATTAAGATTTTTTTTAAAGTTAGCATCTTGTATTATTTGCTTTTTTTTATTATTTATATCAATAGAAGAAATAGCACTAGAATAAGCTGTTTTAATGTAAGGCATAAGTTTAGCTACATTAACATTTCTTTTTCTTAATAATTCAACAAATTTAGGAAATGATGATGGTAGTTTACTTGGATCTTTAACTGTATCATCAACTAATCCAATTTGATCATTTATTTGATTTTGTTTTTCTTGTGTTCTAATATCATTAGCCATTTGTATTTCTTTTTTCTTAGCATCAACTATAGAATCTTTATCACTTGCTAATAAGTTATTAGCTGCTTGTAAATAATATGTTTTAAGAGTTGGATCTTTAATAGTATCAGCTTGTTTCATTACTTGATTATATTTTTGATAATCATCTGTTTGATTACTAATATCATTTGGATTAAATATTTTATTTATATTTGAACTAGCTAAGTTAGTAGCATATTTCTTATATAATTGATCTTTATATGAATTATATAACTTATCACTATCTTGTAATAAACTAGATGCAGTATTAGTTAAACCATATTGATTAGCTACATCAGTAGCTTGTAATAATAATTGTTTAATCTTATTAGACTTCTCTTTAATAGTTTCAGGAGTATCATTATCTGTAACTGTTTTATATTTATCTATTTGAGATTCTAAATTAGTCATTAATTTGACTTTATTAGCTTTATCAACAATTTGTTTTTGTTGAGCTAATTCATTCTCTTGTTTAACTTCATTATATTTTTCATTTTGTTTAGCTTGGTTTAATACTTGTTGTATTTGATTAATACCTTGATTAATACCAGATGCATTTAATTGATTTACATTAGTTCCAGCTTTCAATGCAGGAGTATTATATAATGTTGTACCCATATTATTGTCCTTTATATTCTGCAGATAATTTACTTCTTAATTTATTAACTCTATCAAATTCACTTTTTGATTCTCTTAATTGTTCACTAAGTAATGCTCTTTGTTTTTTCATTGTAGCTCTATTTTCTAAGAATGATCCAATACCTAATCCTAATTGAGCTACTCCTAATCCTAATCCAATATCTTGTCCATATTTATCAGTGAAACTTCTTTCATTTTTAAGTATAGCTTGTCCATTAGGACCTTTCATTAATTGTTTTGGATCAATGCCTAATTCTTTTGCTTTATTTAAAGCTTCATCATAACTCATACCTAAATAGTTAAGTTTATAATCATCAACTGTTTGAGTATATGGTTTATATGCTTGTGTCATACCATTAGATAATGAATTATTTGTTGATCCAACAGAAGTATTTGTATTAGTATTGTTAGGTAATGCTCCAGCACTAACATCACTAGTTTTATGTGTCATATTCCAGTAATTCATATCTTGTTGTACTTGTTCAGGAGATCTAACATATACTTGTTGTACTCCATTATTATCAGTATAATATCCTTGTACTTGTGGTTGATTACCATACATTAGTTGTAATTGATCTTCATTCATTATTAAATCCTTTATAGTTTATTTATATTGAATCTAATAATATCATAAAAAGTAATTTAGTAGGAGTTGGATCAGTATAGAGAAAAGTAAGAGTTAAGATAACTCTTGTACATTATAAGCTGGTAATGTTACTGGTGCATCCATTTGACCTACACCAGCAATTCTTCTTTTTTCCCAACCTTGATATTTCATATTTTTAAGATTCTTAATGATTGGTTCTGGTAACATAACTTCTACATTAAATGGTACAGCAGCTGAATAAGTACCAGTAGCATTAAGTATAGTAACTAAAATACTATCTCTAACAGTATCTTCTGGATTAAGTTTAGTAACAATTACTTTTCTTTTATCCATCATTCTTTTTCTTACACTTTCTAATTTAGTTACTCTTTTAACTTCATTAGTATTTTTTTCTTTTATTTTCTCAATAATAATAGCTTTAGTATCTTTTCTATCTAAATCTATATTTTTATCTTTAGCTAGTTTCTTTAATTCTTGAATTGTTAATTCTTCATAATTTATCATCTTAATTTCCTTTGTGATTTATTTTAATTAGATCTAATTATTAAATTAGACATAAGTAAAATAAAAAGATCCAAAGTTGGATCTAATTATTAAGCGTTAGGGATTGGACAAGTAATTTCCATTACAGCTAATTGTTCTGGTCTAGTAATTACTGAAGCATATCTGAATTTAAATGCTACATAACCTCTTTCACCAATTGGGTTACCATTATCAATTACATCTGGCCATCTTGTATAAATAATATGTTTTGTATTACCTTGAAGACCAACAGTACTAATAGCATCTTTAGCCATAACAATAGCAGGATAAGCATCATAATGATATTTTTCATTACCAGCACTATCTGTATCATTTGGATCCAATGAAGAGTAACAATATTGTGATGGAGCTGAACCGTCTCCAACTTTATGACCTTGATGAGGATAACTTGTCATAGTTTCTGCATAACAGATTCTAAATCTACCAAGTTTACCAATTTCTTCAATACCATCCATTTTAAGTCTTACACTTGGATCAGCATATTCATCAACTGATACAAAGTTAGGATATAAGTCTTTATTAATTAATGCACCATAAATATCTGCACCAACAATTACATAGAATGATTCAGGGATTGGAGTAGTACCAATTCTATTTTGACCACTAATAATTTTACTCATTGGTTTAGCTTTATTTTGTACTAATGCACTAAATAATTGAACAGTTAATGCTTCAGTCATTTCATAAGTTCTTGAAGTAGTATCATCTGTTCCACCAAGTTCATCTCTTGATGTAGCATCACCACCATAAACTTTAAATGAACTGTTTTGTAAGTCATTCATCATTAATGAATTATAAGCATCATTCATTTGTAATGTAACATCTTCAACTGTTAATGCTCTAATACTATCTTCTGAATATTTTTCAATATCTTCAGTAAGTTCTACTAATCCAGCAAATTTTTTCATTTGAGTTGTAAATGTAACTTTTCTAAATGTACCTAAAGCATAGATATCATTTTTATTTACTGTACCTTCAGAAGTTAATTGCATTTTATTTAAGTTGTCTTGGATCTTAGCCATATCTCTTTCAGCGATATAACCACCTTTAACACCTGTATAGTTACCACTACTATCTACTACATCTCTATAGATTGACCAGTAATAAGCACTTGTTTTAAAAGTATCACCACTATTTTGGTTCATCATATCTTTAGCATTAGCAAACTTAGCAAAGTTGAAAGTTTGATCAATTGTTCTTCTAGCAATTCTACTATAGAAGTTTTGTACCTGAGTACCTTCAGTAGAGTTACCATTGTTATATACATAAATTGACATTTTCTTATCCTTTATATTGTTTAAGATTAAATTAATTTAAACTTAAGTTTTAATTAAGTTTAGATCTGAACATTTAATAATGCTCATATATAAACCTAATATAAGATCCAAAGAAGGAGAGATTAAAAGTCTCCTACAATAGATTTATAGTATTTCTCAAATTCAGCATCAGACATATCTTCAACTGATTTCTTAGCTTTATTTGATCTACTTTTCTTAGTACCTTCACTAGCTTTCTTTCTTTTAGTTACTTTCTCTTGATTTTCTTGTTTAGCTTTACTAATTGTTTCTTGTTTAGTATTGTTTATTTCTTTCATATAATCATCATAAGCATCAATATAAGCACTAATAGGATTTTCTCCCATTATCTTTCTCTTAGTATAGTTAGGAGCTATCTTATCAAATATACCTGATTTAATAGTTTCACCTAAGAATGATAGCAGGTTTGGATCTTCAAATGCTTTAGCTCTATCTGATTCATTGAACTCATTATTAAGCATATAGTTAAATGTTTTAAATGCTGTTTCATTTTGTTTAACATCATCAATAATACTTTTAACTTCTACTATCTTTGGATCAGCTTTATATTCATTTGGTTTATAACCATCTACATCTAATTCTTCAGGATCCAACTCATAAGGATCAACATTAGCTTCTTTAAGTAATTTAGCTAATGCTTGTTTGTTACCTTTTTTAGCTTCTACTAATAGATATAAATCTTGTTCTGATAAACCTTGTTCTTTAACACCTTCTAATACAGCTAATTGTTCTTTGTTTCTATCATATCTAGTTTTGTCTTTTAAAGCTTTACTAGCAATAGTTTTAAGTTCATCTATATTATTAGCTTCTATTTGACCATCACCAAAATCAATTAGTATCTTACTATTATCATTTGGTTCTGTATCAACATCAGTTGTTTCTTCTATTTCAAGTTTATTAGAAATGTTATCCACATCATTATTATCACTATTATCTCCATTAGATTGTTCGTAGTCATTATCTTCCTCTTCATCTTGATCCAAAGAAGCGTTAGTATCGTCTTCTTCTGATTCATTATCTCTATTTGGATCTTCATATACTAGATCATCTAAATCAGGTGAGTTATCTAATTCAGTTGTATCTAGTTCTTCTAATTTATCTAAATCCATTTAATCAACCTTCAAATCCATTAAGATCATCATCAACTAAATCTTCTGGTTTAATACTTAATAGTTCTTTAATATAAGCTTCAAATGCTTTTCTATTTAAGATACTTTCAAATAATACTGGTCTATGTTCAGCAGCATAACTAGCTTTACTTGCATCTTCTAAAACAGTTTGAACTGTATAATGTTCATAGATTCTTAAAAAATCATCATTATTCATTAATCTTACAACTGATTCATGTAATTCTTTTGCTTGTTCTCTTGCTTCCATAACCTCTTCTTCATCGCTATATCCATTAACGAATTTGTTTAAATCAATATTTCCGTTCATCTTATCTCCTTTGTGTATTTTAAAATTAGCTTAAATTCTACTTAAATATAAATTGTATGTCAAATAACCGTTACATTATTTGGATTTTGCATTGGTTCTTGTTTCATCGTTTCACCGTTAATTCCATAATCACTTGGTAATTGTGATTGTTGTTTTAATCTTTGTTGTTCTCTTATTTGATCCAACTTAGCTTGGTTCTGTGCTTGTATCTCTCTCATCTTCTGAGCTTCTTGTGTACCATATTGTTTAGCTAATCCATCTAATCCCATTAATTGAGCTTTTGATTCAGCTTCTTTAGATTTAGCTTGTTTATATTGAGCTTCACTTTGAGCTTTCATTTGTTCTGTTTGTAAATCTAATTGAGCTTTTTGTAATTGTAATTGTTGCATTTGTTGTTGCATTGGATCAGGTTGAGGTTTATATTCTCTAACACTTTGAGCCAAATCAGGCATTTGTTTAAGATCAGCAATCTTACTCATTAATAATTTAGTCATTTCAATTGGCATATTGTTACCTAATGTTTGTAATAAGAATGCTAACTCACTAGCTTTAACTTCATCTGTATGTTGAGTACTAATATCAATAGTAAAGTCAGTATAATATTCAACATCAAATAAATCATCTGGTTTAATATAAGGTATCTTAGTTATAAACTCTATTTCTTTTGGATCCAACAACTCGTAACAATACATCAGCCATTTTCTCATAATAGGTTTAATAATATTATCAGCTATATTAGTTACTTGATCCAACTCTCTTAAAGCCATACTATTCATTTGACCAGCTTTACCTGCTTGACTACCATATATTGATTGACTTCCTTGTCCACCTTGAAATGGTATTACTCCACTAGTTACTTGTATATCTTGTTCTACTATTTGCAACATATTAAATACTTCGCCAGGTATTCTATTGTATTGACCTTTATAAAATGCATTAGGACTTAAATTAAATTCAAATGGTTCTCCATTATAAAATTTTCTTAGATTTACTGGATCAAGATTACCTTTTTGTATTCCTATTTGTCTACTATTAGATTGAGCTATATCATCTAATATACCTCTAATAATACCTGTCTTTAATCTTTGTTGATCTTCTATTAAATCAACTAATGATTTACCATATATACTATAAGGTTCTCTACTATAGTTACCTATAATATATGGTATCTTTCCATCAGGATAAGGATTATCTTCTAATCTAACAATTACATCATTTATCCAACAACAAACAATTGGTTCAGCTATACCATCATCATTTAGATCATAATTACCCCAATATTCATACATATAGTATTTCTTTCTTGGTTCATCATCTAAGTTAATATTTAGATCAGTATTAGTTTGTCTACTATAATCTGATACACTATTACTATCACCAGCATTAGATAATGAATCAACTGATTCATTTTTAACTTTATCTAAATTCTTATATAATCCAGATTCTTCTAAATCACTTAATCTAACTTCTCTTCTATGAATAATAAATTGTATATCTTTTACATCATAAGCTGTTGGATCGATATAAATATCTTCATTCTTAACTATAGTTGCAGTAGGTCTATTTATAACAGGTATTTCTTTTGTTACTTTTACAGAACCAACTTGTACTGGTTGTGCAGTATTTGGATCTTGTTGAACAATAGGTTGATCTATTTCTTTTTCTGATCCAACATATTCCCAACCAGTTCTAACAATAACTGTACCTTCAATAGCTAATACTTTTAATAGATCAGTTACAAAGTTATATCTATCAAACTTCTTAACAAACATATGATTTAATAGTTTCTCAGATTGGATCGTAAACATTTCTTGTTGTTGGTCCAAAGAAGTTAATCTAACAATAGAATCATTAGATATAAATGGATTCTTAGTTTGAGATACAAACCATTCTACTTGTTTAAATGCTTGTCTATCTACAAATGATGAACCATATTCAGGAGCATCTAATCTACCTTCATATACATTTCTCATTTTATTTATATATTCATCATTTTCTTGTTTTATAATCTTAGCATTATCATAATCTTTCTGTAATTCACTTAATATTTGTTGTTCATTCATATTAATCCTTTTTAATCATATATTCTATCGTAATCATATATTGAGTCATAAGCTAAACTATATGTATATTCATTTACAGAATCTAATTCAGCAAAGAAATCATAATCAAAAGAACTATTTTGTAATTCTTTTAATTTATCTTCATATGATTTTCTTTCTTCTTCTAATTTTCTATCTTTATGATTATAATCTATCTGTTCAAATGTTTCATATAATTTAAAAGAAGCATTGGTTATTTGTATACTCATTGTAGATATTTGTACAGAATTTAATGGAACACCTGTTGGTTGAACCATTTCAACTCCAATTACTATAGCAACTATAGCTACTATTGTATGTAATATTGCTTTAGCTTGTGGACTTATATTTAATTGATCTATAACATAATTAGCTGCCATTGTACCAGCCATTATATAAAGTAATTCAAAGTTACCTGTTACTATTGCAGCAACAACTATAACTGTAGTAATTACTATATTTATAGTTTTCATATCATCTGTTTGATACCAATGTAAATGTTTTGTTTCAGTAACATACATTCCTAATGTTTGCATTTGGTTCTTTAAAGATATAAAATCTTTTAAGGTAAGATATTTACCTAAGTTAATAGGTAATATATATATATCACTACTAACATCTATACCTTCTCCATTTAATGTAGCTTTTCTTGTACAAGTCGTAGTAGTATTATTATTACTATCTGTAGTAGTAATACAATCCCACCAATAATGTAATGTATAGTATTTATTACTTAATATAACTTCTTTTGTATTATTTTCTGTACCATAAATATATTCTATTATATCTTTATACTTTGGATCACTATATTTAGTTGAATATGTTAAAAATATATCTTTGAAGTTAGCTTTATTATTATTATCATTTTTCTTTAATGATTTAATAAAACTATTATAAGTTAAGCCATTATTAGTTAGACCCAACATAATTTCTTTCTTAGATAATGGTTTATAATTATGATAAATAGGTAACATCATAAATTCTAATTCATTTATAAACTCATCAAAATATTCTCTTTTAACTTGTATATCTCCACAATATTGATCAGATGTTATTCTAGCATTTAAGTATTTATCAGTTATTTCATATGATTTTAGATCCAAAGAAGAGTATCTGTATCTGTATATAAAGTAACTTTTAACTAAATAATCATTTACGATATAAGGTTTATTATTCTTTACAGCAAAACCTTTATTATCGTACATCTTTAAATTAGTTAATTTACCTTTATTTATAACCATTTGGTTCATATTATACAAGATACCTTCATAATCATATGAAGTTACACCTTGCAACATACCACTAATAAATTGTTTTATTTGTTTATTTTTATCTAATTGACCTATTTGAGTAAACAAACCTTTTTTAAATGTTTTATTTTGACCATCAAATAAACTACCCATACCAATAGCATCTAATAGCATATGATCACCATTATCAATAAGTTTAGTTATATTTTTTATCGTTAGATTATGTTTTGGATCTTTAAGTATATCTACTGTAATATCAACATTAGCTTTTGCATCTTTAAATACATTAGTAGCACTATGTTCTATTTTATGCCAACTATTATGTAACCAACCCATATTATATACTTAACTCACTTTTAAATGAATCATATAATCTAGATGTTTCATCATCGCTAATAATCTTAGGTTTTTCTGATAATGCTCCAGCACTAAACATAGTACCCCAAGTACCTAATTGAGCTGAGAATAATTTAATTTTAATATTATCATCAAAACCTTTAGTTTGTCTTTCTGTAAACTTTATTTGAGCATCTTTAACTTCAGTATCTTTTCTTAAATTATTAGCCTGTTCATCTTTAATAACTAAATTTTTATTAGATTGTTCTTCATCAATATTTCGTTCACTATCAGTTTTTAATGTTTGAGAATTAGTTAATTCTTCTTGTTTTTTTATTAATAATATATCTTCATTGTTTTTATTTACTTGTGATTCATTAATTGGAGATTGGTTAGCTAACTGTAATGCAGTATTCATTAAGTTACTATATACATTTGCATAGTCAGTACCCTTTAATCTACCTCTTGTATATTGATCATCAAGTTCTTGTTTTATTTTATTAACTAGAACATCAAATACTTCACTTATTTGTTCTGTATCATACATACTTAACTCCTTCAACTGTTACTAATATTTTACTTTGATTTTCTGCTTCACTATCAGTTAATACATCATTAAATGTTTTTATATGAAAATAACTAAATGATGTCTGTTTATTTCTATCTCCAGTAGTAATACATTCTTCTATCTTACTTGGATCAAATGAAGCATTATTATCATCACAATTAATAGTAAATGTATTATCAATATATTTATTACCATTAATATCTTTTTCTACTGATCCAATATAACAATCTAATTCATTATTTGTAGAATCATAATTAAAATTCATGTTAATAGTATAATTATTTACTTTATAATCATATTCATAAAATACTACATTACTTTTATTTAATGAAGTAATAGTTATATTATTAATATCACTTACATCATATTGTAATGCTTCTGCCCATAAACTAATACCATATATATTGTTATTTAATCCAAATTTACCTCTAATACCAATAGTTTTATATTTAGTAATATTACCACTTGAATCTTTTTCAGTATCATATCTAAATCCTAACATTAAAATACCATTACTATCAACATTAGGTAATATTTGTTTATAAAACTCTACAACAGTTAATAATGTTATTCTACAATTATTATTCTTAGATATCTGATCCAATACTTCATATTTTATTTGTTGATTCAAAATAGGTATATATGATTTATTATCTTTATATGATAATGTTTTATAATTATCTATTATATTATTAGTTACACCTAATAATTGATCATCTAAATCTTGTAATACAATAGTATTTTGACTATTATTATATACATATGGATAACTACCATCTTTCTCAAAAGATCCAAAAGATATGATCTTATCTATTAGTCCAATTACACATGGTTCGTATCTTGATATAAGCATTATTAATCTCCTTTTATATTTTTCATTTGATTAGCTAATTTAATAGCTCTATCTTTTACTTCTATTGCCCATTTACTATCTAACATTTCTGCTGCTGCTGCTTGATAATTACCATCTTCTAATGCTCTCCACATCTTCTTAAATCCACATAACTTAGGAACACCTAAATTGTAAGCCATATTGTTTAATACTTCTTTCGCTTGTTGTGGTAATTTATCATACACTAAACATTTTTGTTTCATTTCATTAATAATAACAGTTAGTCTATTAACTAATAAGTATTCAGCTTCTTGTTTAGTAATTGGTAATAAAGTACCAAAGCCGATTGTAAGATTACCTTTTGGATCTTTATAAGGCATTCCTCTAAATCCTTCATCTTGTTTTATTTGTTCTATTAATTTCAGCATATTTTTCCTTTTTTATATTTATTAAATGTTTTAATATAACCATATTTATTTATATATTTTTTTAATATATTCAACATATCATTTTGATACATTATAAAAATACTTACTTTTAATCCATTTTAATTGGAACTTATTCATTTTAAATCCTTCATATCTATATTAAACATTTTAGATATTTTTAATAATATTAGTGTTAGTGCTTTACTTTCTATAAACAACATTATTGGATAACTAGCTACTCCAACAGCTCCTAATATAAAATCTCTATATTTATAATCTATATTTATCACTGATCCAAATGTGTATGCTGTAAAACCACCTATTATTATATTAATAAATAACATACTAAATGAAAATAGATGCGTTGGATCTTTTTCTTTCATACTTTTATATTTAATTAAATATCCTACTACACCGCCAAATAAACCTATAAGAATATCTTTTATAGCTTGTAATATTTGTAATATAATATTACTATCAATATTATTTTGCATAATAATTAACCTTTATATTTACATTCAAAATTATTATTATATTCTTTTATTTGAGTAAATAATGTAAATATAATTAATAAAAATAATAATATTATTACTGTACCTATATTAACTATTAAAGGTAAATATTTAAAATATCTAGTATATTCATCATATTGATTTCCTTGAACTACAGCATATTGAGATACTATACCTTTTTCTGCTCTTAAACTTCCATCAAAATTATGAGTATCATCTGGTAATATTATCCAATCATCTAATTCTGCACTATTATCAAAATACCATTTACCATATGAATCATATCCTTTATGTATGTTATTTGATAAGTTAATACAACTTTTTTGATTACTTGCTAATTTACAAATACTATCTTTTGTAAGATACATTGTCTTATCAGTTTTACAATCTATACTATTATCCCATATAACTCTCATACTTTTAATATCCACAACAAATGCATCACCAGTTGGATCAGATGTTAAACTATTAGATAAACATTTATTAATTCTATCAATAGGTTTTCCACTTACATCTTTATAACAAGTTTTAAAATGCTTTAATGCTAATTTATTTTGATCATACATTGATTGTTCTATTACTGTTTTATATGTAATATTAAATATTATATTAAATAATATTATTATTAATATACAAAATATAACTATATGTTCACCTAATTTAACCATTATTAATCCTTTACTTTAATAGTACTTTCTTTAACAATTTAACACTATCAGGATGATTAGGTAATGTAACATTTAACATCTTAAGTTTCTTTAAATCATTTTTATTTATTTGTAATTTATTACTATCAAATGTTACTTTACAAAACTCTTCATCACTTAGTATTTCTTTACCATTCATTTTTAACCATAAAGCTATTACTATATCTCTACCTATTTGGATCCAAAGATTGCTATCACTTAGATAGAAGTCCATAAACTCTTTATTAACTACATAAGCATTATGTAATTCATATATTGTTTTACTATCAAAGTTATATTTGTTTCTAAAGTAATCTATTGCATATATCCATTGATGAGTTAGCCAATGCACTTTATTTGGTTCTTTTAAAGATAATTCTTTTATATTTGTATAGTCTTTATATTTAACTTTATATTCTTTATTTAGATATTTGTCGTATATCTTTTTAATAGGGAATATATCATTAGTACCTAATATAAATGGTTCTTTAATATATTCCCAAGCTTTAATCATTTGATAATTAACTCTACTAATTTTATTAGTATTAAATTGTACTGGAATAGATCCAGCATTAAGTATCTTAATATTAAATCTGTCTATAAATTGTTTTGATAGATATGTAATAATATCTTCTATTTCTTTGTCAGTATATGATCCAACTATGAATGTTTTATCTATCTTTGGTTCATACAATCTATTCCATTGTTTAATACTAATCTTTAACATTTTTAAATCAATGGTAAAGTTTTGTCTAAATCCTATTTGGTTCTTAAAGTTTATAACTAAATTCATTGTTCTTCCTTATATTGTTTTTATTTGTCTTTAACTATCTTAGTAATTTTTTCTAATGTTCTAGATCCAAAGTAGAATACAAATACTGTCATTAGTAATGATTGAAGTAATTGTAGAGTTTGTTCTGGTACATCTCTAAAGAATGCTAATGTAAATAACATCATTAAATAAATTAATGTTAATGGTCTTACATTCTTACTTAACCAACTATCACTAGCCATATCTAATTTCATTCTTTCAGTTAATTGTTCTTGTTCTTGTTCCCAAGCATTTTGTATTTGTTGTTGTACTGCTTGTTGGATCTTAGCTTCAGCTTGTTTTTTTTCATCATCTGTTTGAAACTTAGACCCAACTAAATCCATAACTTTATTAACTACGTTAGGAACTAAACTTGCTAATATACCACCCATTAATAATCCTTTATTTATTGTATCTTATCTTATGATAAACTCTAACTGCATAATACATTAGAGTTCTACTAAACTTATCTACTTTTAAATCTTCTAAACATTGTTTAAAATATTCATCTGCTTTTTTATATTCTTCTTTATCACAAAGATAATCATGAATAATAGCACAAGGTAAGTAATCAGTTCTGTTAGGTGGAAACAAGCACCAAAATATTCTTGGTACACTTGCTCCATCACTTCTAAAACCAGAATGTATAATTATATCTTTATAATTAAAATATTCTATTACCTTAAATCTATTAGACTTTAATGGTTGAAGTTTTACATCACTATATTTTAATCCCATTTTATTTCACTTAATTCATCTTGTGTAGTTGCAGTATTTACTTGATCTCTATATTTATTATAAGTAACAAATATATTAGATTGTTCTTCTGTTGCTTTAGTTAATGATTGTTGGATCTTTGTTTTATCTAATGTAACTAAATTATTATTAGCATCGATCCAATTAACAGTTGATGTATCATCAAGTAAATTAAATGCTCTAAGTAATCTACTTTGACTAACTTCATCTCCATTTAATTCTTCACCAGTAGTTAAAGTAATAACTATATTATTAGTTAATTGTTTTCTTTTACTTTTGAATACTTCTATCTTTTCTGATTTAATATATGATATTACATCTTTTTCTGTATATTGATATTCCGGAACTTCTCCTTTTAAGATTAGTTCTTGTACCTTTTTATAGTATCTATTGTTTGGATCCAAAGGGATATTAATCCCGTTTAATTCGTATCCAGTTAATACTATTTTATATTCATTTTTATTTAATTGAGTATTAAACTCTTTTTTTATTTCTTGTTTTAATTTAACCATTTAAATCTCCTTTTATTATAGTTCTGCATCAATTGTTCCAGCAAAATGCATATGTTTATTATCACCCCATCCTGAAGCAGCTGAGTGATTATAAATTCTAGCATTTTGAGTTGTTATAGTATCAATACTATATGAATTTAATTGTTGTGTAGTTGATTCATCATACGCATACACACATGTAATTGACGGTAGTGTTCTTTTTTGAGTTTTAAAAAATATAGTACTAGTATAATTACTGGCATTAGCATTATCATAACTAGTATAGTCAATATGGAACCATTCATAATATCTCATACACCTTTGTAATTGAAGATCATAAGGAATTTTTTCAAATTCAGTGGCTATATCACCTTCTTCCACTTGCACTTGTTTTAATTGTATATAATCATTATCAGCAATATTAGATATAGAAACTGCAAATAATTCTGTAGATACTTCATCATCTATTGTTGTGTAATTAGCAGAAGATAGAGTAATAGTTCTTTCTATTTTAGTCCATGTATCAGATTGAATAGAAATATCTTCTGAATAAATAGATTCACCTATTTCATTTCCGTTACTATCTATATAGTCATGTTGTGTATACAAATTTATATTAGTTTTATTAGTCTTAATCCAAAAACTAATTGTTATTTTTTTATTTATTAAATCCCAATAATTTAATGGTTCTACACGCTGTGTTACTCCAAATTTAGTATTAGTTACTGTTGTATCCGTATTACTAATATAATAAGAACTAACAATATCTTGTCCATCATATTCTTTCTTATTCTCTATATCACATACTGCACCAGTAGTATTTCCATTACTGTCTTCTCCTGTTTGCCAAGTAATAAACCTATCTACACCTATATATCCATTTTGTTTAGATATAGTTATATCTTCTCCTCTTTGCCAAACTTGAAAGTCACCATTTATAATTCTATTCTTAAAATTAATATAACCTATATTTACAGTATCTGCATTTATAATATTTTTACTTATCATTTAATATCCTTTTTATAAAATGGAAGAAATTAATCTATCCATTTAATATTTTCTAATTCTTTTTTAGATCCAACAGAATCTACTTGCTTCTTAAGAGTAACTTTCTTAATAAATAGTTTTTGACTTCTAGTTAAAATTAATTCTGCTAATTGTTTTAGATTATCTAATGTCAAATTAATTAGATTATTATCAATATCTGACCAATCAATTTTAAAACCTACAGGAGCAGAAGTAATAACTTTTGTTAATATGTCTTGCGACTTGCTATCTGCTTGGAAAGTATAATTATGACTAGAGTCTAATTGATACTCAATTGGTTCTTGTGATTTAATGTTATAAATTTTATTTATTTCATTTTTCTTTCTATTTTTTAGTTGCTCTAATGTAGGAGCTTTTAATTGTTTATATTCTTTTTCTGTAATCAATGATAAAGTTGTATTGTGTTTTTTAGCAATTCTATCAATAATTTCTTGCTTTGTATTATCATTAAAAGCATATAAATTATTGTTTGTATCTTTATAATAAATCATCATTTATCCTTTATTTAAATTCTATAACAGCATTTAAACCTGTCCCATTAAATGTATAAGTACTTCCATTTGGAACAATAAAAGTTAAACACTCCCATTCATTTGGATATGTATACGCTATTTTTAAACTATCAACTTCAATATACGCATTTGTATTACTATCTACTATATAAGCATTTACAATTATCGGTGTACCATTGTCATTAGTATAAGTCGTACCTAAATCCCTGTTATTTGTTTCATCTACCCAAGAGTAATTATCTCCTCCAATTCCAATAATATTTCCACTTAAATCTTTAACAATTCCATTATCATTCTTAACATTTAAATAATCTGCGACTAATTTACCCATCTTATACTACCTCCTCTATTCCAAGATTACCATTATCAACATATAATCTATATTTTTTAGTTGTATCACTTCTATCAATTAATACTAATCCATTATTTTCATCTTCAATATTAATATCTTTGCTAAATGTTTTTGATCCAACTACAGTTTGAGAACTATTTAGGTCAACTGCATTAACTAATTGAAAAGATCCAAACATAACATAATCAACAGTATCTCCATCTGCTGGAGCTGTATTAAATACTATTGTACTACCATCACTAATATCTACATCTTGAGTTACTTCAGTACCATTTAAATAAACTATGCCCATATTAGCATCATAACCACCTTCAATAGTAAATACTTTAGTAGAACCATCACCAGTAAATCTTCCTGATTTCAATATTCCATTAACAGCACTACTAGCTAAGACCCAACCTGTATTATTGTTTGCATATGCTCTCATTTTATTTACAGTAGTATTAAAATATAAATCACCTATTTGTACTGCACTACCATCAGGTCTAGTTGTTGGATCACTATCTAATGGACCATAATATGTTTTAGCATAAGTATTAACATCATCAATACTATTAGCTGTAATATCAACATTAGCTATATCATTAGCTATTGTATTTACATTAGTTATATTAGTACTAACCGTATTAACATTATTTATATTATCGTAAACAATATTTATATTATCAATATCATTACCTACAGTATTAACATTGACTATATTATTGTTTACAGTATTTACATTAGTTATATTAGTACTAACAGTATTAACATTATTTATATAATTACTTGTTATATTAACATTATCTATATTTGTAGATACTGTATTTACATTATTAATATTAGATGAAACATTGTTAATATCATTTATATTAGTAGCTGTAGTATTAATATCATTCATATTACTATCAACTTTAATAACATAATTTATATTATCATTAACATTTATAACTTTATCAATACTATCTGATACTATATTAACTTGATTAATATTATCACCAGTAATTTTAACATTATCAATATTTCCAGCAACTGTTTTAACTTCATAGTCATCAAATAATTGTTGTATATTAGTTTTAGCTAAATACACTCTCTTATCAATATAATCTTTTAAATATTGATACATATTTGTAATATTCATTTAATCATCCTTTTAAATATTCCACGCTTCATTTTTAACTCTTTGGTTCGAAACAAATTGTGGAAAATTAAATGCTAATTGTTTTTTAGCATTATAATATCTTTGGTAAAGTAAATTACTTACTTGTTCATTTGCTGTATTAAGATACATATCACTTACTTTATATTTTAATCCTGCTATTAATACTTGTCTTAATATTCTCTCATCATCAGAAGTAAGTTTAAATATATTAGGTATTATAGATACATAACCAATAACTGGTATTGGATTATTAATATTTATATTACTTTCAGGTATACCAGTATCGTTTGAAACTTTAGTTGGTATTACTTCATATATATCATTACCTACTTGTTGGAACCAAGTCGATATAATTGATTTAATAGGTTGCTTACTATCTGTTTTATCATACCACATAAGATCAATTATATTAAGATATGTATTAAGACATAATGAGTTATTTGTATCTTCTGTATCACTATCTTGTGATTCACCAGTAGAACAATTATTTGCATTATTATTACTATCTGAAAATTCTTTACCTTCTAATATATTAATTAATTGTTCAGTTGTATAATCAGTAGATGTTACACCTGTTACTTCTTCTTTTAATGATTGAGATAAATCATATAAAGCTTTAGTATCATATACATTATCACAATTTTCTATATCAAATACAAACAAATCTCTAAATATCTTAGTATCAAATGATACTTCATCCAATATATCTTGTAATATATTTTGAGCTTCTTGTTCACTTATATCTGTATCTCTAATATAGATCATATATTTAGATATATCAAAGTCAGCATTATCACATGCCATATTATCTCCTTATTAAGGATTTACTCGAATAAATCATTTATTTGTTGTTCATCTTTAGTTTTAATAATATTAATATCTGAATAATCAATATTCTGATATTCATCTGTAGAACCAATAGATGACGGTAATATAATATCTAGATTTATTACCATAGAAATTATATCTAAAATATCATCGTGTTTAGACTTAAAACCATTAATAGTAACATTAGATAATTCATTTATTAATTCATCTTTAAACTCATTAGATAAATTCTTATTAAATATAATATTACCTTTCTTAAATTCTGGTAATACTTCCATAAATCTACTTAACTTATTTTTAGTAGGTCTAACTTCTTTCACATTAAAATAAGTATTTCTTTTTATCATCTCAGATCCAAACCAACTAACAAACCCTTTTTGTTGACCTGTTACTTCTATACCAACTTGAAATACTTTATATTTACTAGCTAATACAAATAAGTCTTCTATATTCTTATCCATTAATTGTCTCTTAGCTTGTGCTTCTACTAAATACTTTTTACCATTTGGATTTATTCCCCAAACACCTATAACACTATAGTCAGCTGATTCTTTTTCACTTGTAGCAAAGTCAGTAGCTATATAATAATTCCAATCTCCTCTTCTCTTTGAATCTAATGAATAGAATACTATTTCATCATCAGCAATTAATCTATCTTCATCTGATTTAATTTGTAACATTAACTCTTGATAGAATGAATCTAATTGTCCTAATGATTTAGCTTCATCATACATATCTTTTACATAATCATAAGGAAACCTATCTTCCCAACTACCTTTATATTCTTTCTTTGAACAAGGAAATTTCTCGCATATAGGATACACACTAGCATTCCAAGCTCCACTCTCAACCCTTCTATATAATGGATCATTCTGGTTAAATGGAGTACCAACATATATTATTTTATGTCTACTTGGATGTAATGCTTTACTCACAGCTTTACTAATATTATTCTCTACATTCTTTAATACAGTAGGACTATTAGCATCTATATCACTTAATAAGTCATCAAGAAAAGCTAATTGAGGTCTAACACCTTGTTCTCTTAAACCCCTAATATTTTGTTGTCCACCATATAATTTAACAATTAATCTTTTATCATTTTTCTTATTAATAAACTCTAATCTATTATCAGTAAATTTAATATTTACATATTCTTTTAAAAAATCACTCATTTCATATTTAAACTCTAAGTTCTTTCTTAAGTTCTTTGCTCCACCTTCAGCACTATCACTTACATATAATGCTAAGTTAACTTCTCCAAAGTTTGGAAGAGATCCAAAGACAGCTATATAAAGTATTAGATATTCAATCATACTAGATTTAGCAATACCCCTATGAGCCATAATTGCATGTCTTCTATGTTTACTGAATATGTTATCTAATATCTTCATATGAACTACTGGTGTCTTATTCTCTGGTTTACCACCTTCAACTAATTTAATAAAGTTAACAAACTTAATAGCATTTACACTTGGTTCATAACCTTCAAAAGTATAATCAACTTCTTTTAAATAATCTTCTACTACTTTAGCCATAAACTTCCTTTAATAATCTTAATTGATCCAACAAGTGTTGGATCTATAAAACTACTTTATTTCATTTTCTTTTTAGTAGTTTTTCTTTTAGTTGTAGATTTTTTTTTCTTACAAGCCATTATTATTTACCTCCTTTATAAGATTTACTTTGCATTATACACAAATGTTTTAGCAAAACAAGCTCTATTTTTAGTATTTGGTTTCTTATTCATCTTTTATCATTTATATTAATCTTCAGTATCAACTGTTATTATATCCATTTCTGCTATCTGTTTTGGATCTGATTGTTTATTTTTAATAGCATTTAATTGTAATTCACTAAACTCAGCTAACTTTCTTTCTAATTGATCCAACGATTCATCCTTCCTAACAGTAATATCTAATTCTAATTTATTATCATCATCTATCTTTAATTCTCTAAGTAATGTTTCAGCTGCTTTCATTCTAACCATTTCACTTTTAGCATTCATCATTAATTCGTCTAGTACATTTAAACTCTTTTGTACTTTATCTTGATTAAGTATCTTTGTAGGTATTAATACTCTTTTAGTTATTTCAGTAACTAATGTACTAGTATTGTATTTATTAATATATCTATGAATCTTATCCCAAGGTTTACCATCTTTTTCCCATCTTTCTAATCTTTCAGGAAATGTTTTTTGATAAGCATCTTTATTACTATATCCAGCATTTTTATAAGCAATATACTTACAAGCTTTAGCATAATCAGTTATCTTAAATTTACCAGTTTGTAATACTTGTGTATAACTTATTAATTCATCTCTAAGATCCAAATCAGGGTCATTATCAAGTTGTTGGATTACTTTAAATGTATCTTCTGTAAGTAATTTTCTTTTTTCAGGAGGTAAAGCTTTTCTAAATTCTTTATATTCAATCATCTATTATCCTTAAGTATTATTTATATAAATTATATCATATAGGAAAAACAGAAAGGAAAATATGTGATATGTATGAGAGAAGGGAGAAAAAGTGATTGTTACAAAAATAATAAAAAAAGGTAGGAGTGTTATGACATCATTCTATAAAACATATTCAAAAAAATCCCTTCTCTCTAAAATATCACATAAGGAGAATTATATCGAATAGTTGAAAAATAACATAAAAACTCTAAAAGGAAGAACTTTAAAAGTTTTAGCAATAAAATCTTTTACAAATATTTAGTGCCAGATAAATACTTGCAAACAAAGTATATCATATTAATAGTTAATGTCAAATATAATTTAATGAGATCCAAAACAGAATGATAGATATATAATGGATACATATATTTATTTACATTAATACATAATACTTTTATCTTTGGTTCTTATATTTGTACAAATATTTTATTAACTTAATTAATATTCTTAATACATTAGTTTAGATCCAAAAGATGGTAAGTACATTACTCTTTTGATCTTTATAAGTAATAAATGTATATGAAAAGTTGTTAGATGAAATTATATCTACTTATATTGAAAAGTTAATAGATATTTTTATATCTACTTATAGGAATAGTGTTAAAAAAATCATAAGAAAAATTCATATTTACTTGTAATAGTAAGTTTAAAAAATTCGTAACCAAAAATTATATTTTAGTATAGGAGTAAATTTAAAAATTCATATGGAACACCATTATTATGTATAGGGGTAGTACTATATCTAAAACTAATTCAAAACTTGACTATCCCCCCCGAGTCTTTAACTAATCAAATAATTTCTTTTGGTTGGTTCTACATTTATAATGATAATAAAATAAAACTTAAAGGATTAACATGGGCGTATTATCATATGTTGTATTAGTATTAGTAGCACCTATTGCAGTAAAGTTTATTGATAGAGCTTATAAAAGCTTAAAGAAAACAGAACTATACAAAGATTTAAGCGATGATGAATAATCATCGTTTATTTCTTTTTTTTTGGGTCTTACATTAATAATGTAAATTAATTTAAAGGAGATCCAAATGAAACTTAAATTACCTTATTATATAAATGGTAGATGGACTACTGTAGAATATACTTACTTATATGGATTTATAAAAGATTTATTAACATATTCAAAAGCAAGAAAGTTCTACGAAGAAGTAGATAATATTATCTAATCTTCTTCGTCTATATAATAAACACTTAAACATAACACTTATACACTTTTAACACTTAGACACTTGTAGATAGTACAATAGTACACCATAATAAACAATTTATAGACAATTTGCTTAACCTTGAATCTGTAATTTATTACTCGCAAACTACCATAAATAAGCCATCTGAGAGCCAAGATCCAAGTACTATTTTATTAGGTGTATACCATAATTTTTCCTTAATTTTTCTAAAAATCTTTCCATAAACTAAACACATTCAACCATTTATCAACCATCTAACTATTTTTTTTTAATGCTTAAAACTTTATAATTTGAAATGGAGAGAGTTTATATTTAATTCTCTCTTTTTTTAGGTGTTTACAATTGTATTAAATCTCTTTTTATTGGGTGTTTACATCTATAATGATAGTTAAGTCATAACTATCATAAATTAACTTAAGGAGTAAATTATGACTAAAACAGATTACATTGGATATGCAATTAGAGACAATGGAGATACAATCGGATTCATTAATTTAGATAAAGAAATAGACCCAACATCGCTTGATATTAAAGTAGTAATCGAAGGTATAGAATTAGAATTAGCATTGATTAGTAAAACAGAGAAAAAGAGTAGATTTAGAAAAAATTCTACATCAGAAACAGTATCAGTTTGATACTTGTTTCTTTATTTTTTTATTAAAGATAGTAAATGTAATGACTCAACTATCTAACCACTATTAAAGATAGTAAAATACTCAACTATATCTACACTTATTAACTACTATTTTTGCTTATCTTTTTCGTTTACTGTTTATGTTTATCTTTTTTTCTATCTTTTTTGGTTCTTTTTTTGGTGTCCACATTTATAATGGTAATCTGTTATAGATTACTAAATTTAATATAAGGAGTAAATTATGTATCTAATATATTTATTATTAGGAACATTAATGAGTGCATCATTATTAGTATTATTAGAATATGTAGAATTAGACATATAAAGGATAAACAATGTTAGAAATTAAAGATAGTACATTCAAGAGATTAAGATATAAATTAAACAAAATGTTTAATATATCTGATGAAGATGAAATGATCCAAAGAGTGATAGTTAGAGGATTTGTAGAGTTAATAGTTAGTAAACCTAGTTGGGCTATTCAACATATATCTTATCTAACATTCAAATATTTTAAAGAGTTAGATAAAGATAGTTTTATATCTATGAATCAAAGAGATGAAGCTCAATGGGGATTAGATGTATTAAATAGTTGTGAAGGTATATTCTATGATATTAAAATAGGATATTCACAAGAAAGTAATACTGCTACTGGTTCATTAATACCAAGAGTAGTATTAGATCAAGATATAGAAGAGAATAGTATAGAACAAAGAATTAAAACTACTGATAAATTAAAAGTAGAATGTAGTAAAAGATTCTGGAATGTAAAGTATAAAGCAGTAGAAAATATTGAAAATACATTAACTTATTTAGCTAATCAAAAGTATAGATTAAATAATTATATATTAGATAATTATACTGATGATAGTTATATTGATAGTATGTATCCTGAATTAGAGTTAAATAGAGCCAATAAAATGTATCAAAAGTTTAGAAATAAAGACTTGTATTTCGATTGGTTCATTGATGCAAGAGGTAGAGTTTATAGTAAAGGTTATCACATAAATGTACAAGGAACTAAATTCAAAAAAGCAGCATTAGATATGGTAACAAATAAAGTAAGTGATGGATTCATTAAACATTTAAAAGATGAATTAAATATAAAATAAGGAGATAGATATGATAAGTTATGAAAATATAAGTGTAATAGAATGGATGTATATTAGTATTGCTAATGAAGCTGGATATGATAAAGAAAGTTGGAATAATAGAATTAATAAAGGTAAAGAACTATTAAGTGATTATATTAATGGTTCTTATGAGCCAACAAATGTATTAGAACATAAAAGATTACAGGAAGCAGTAGATTTAGTTAATGGTAATAAAGTAGATTATCCAACAATATATCTGGATGCTACTGCAAGTGGATTACAAATATTAAGTGCTATTAGTTTAGATACTAATAGTGGTAAAAAAGTTAATATTGGAACCAAAGAAAGAAGAGATGTATATACTGATATTGCTAATGAATTTACTGATATGTTTGGATTAGAAAATATTACAAGAAATGATATTAAAAAACCATTAATGACATATTTCTATAATAGTACTGCAAAAATAAAAGAATTATTAGGAGATGAAGTAGCAGAATTATTCTTTGATTATCTTAATGATGAATTTACAGGTCCTGTTAAAATAATGAATATATTAAGAAAATGCTGGACTGATAATAAATATCATACTTGGAAACTACCAGATATGGTTTGTTACGTGCCAGTAGAAGTATCAGTAACAGAACCAATAAAATACAATGATACAGAATTACCATATACATATTATGTGAATCAAGGTGATTTAGACCAATGGAGAAGTTTGGCTCCTAATGCGGTTCATAGCCTCGATAGTTGGATCTTAAGATATGTAGTAAATAAATTTAAAAGTAATAATAAACCTATTAGTGTAATTCATGATTCATTCCAAGTAAGTATTACTGATGCAGGATTCTTAATAGATTGTTATAAAGAAGCATTTGTAACTATGATAGAAGATGAACTATTAATAAATATACTTAAAGACTTAGGATTAAAAGTTAATCCATATGATCCAACAAGAAAAGAGAAAATAATAGAAGCAATTAAAGAGAGTGAGTATATGCTCTCTTGATTGTTTTTTTTTTCTTTGGTTCTACTCAATATATATAAACGCTTCGTAAACTCAGCTACTTAAGGTCTGTGATTATTTATTTAATTTAGGTTATAAAATTAAATAGATAGTCTGTGGATAATTAAAAATAAATAGGTAACTATTTATATATTAATTGTCTGTGGATTGTATAAATCTATTAGATATTCAATTAAATATTGATTGTCTTCGAACATATATCACATAAGGAGAACCAATGGAAGTTAGTGCAGTAATCGGATTAGCAATGTTTCTAATCTTAGGACCAGTATTAGTAAAGTTTGCAGATAGAAGTTATAAAGCAGGTAAAAAATCTGATATTTATAAAGATTTATTTGACGACGAACAAGCTTAATTGTAATAGACCTAAGCAAGTCTTTAAAAGGCTTAAAAATAAAAAATAAAGGATGAAGAATGAAAAATAGAAAAGTAATATTATATTTCGTATTAAATGGTAAATTTGAAAAAGTATATATTCAAAAGAACCAAAGAAGAGTATTTAAACAATTAGGTTATTTAATTAGAGAAAAATGGATTTTATGTCCATAATTCTCTTTTTAATTGGTTTGATTTAGTAATTATTAGATTACTAAACAAAATTAATTAAGGAGAACCAAAGATGAGAATATTAAATAGTAAACACAAATATATATCAGTAGAAGTTACAGCAAAAGAAATAGAAATAGTTAGTCATATATTAAACAAGATATATCCATTAAATGAATTAGGATTAATTATAAAAAACTTATTTAAACTAACTGATAATGAAATGGATAAATATATTGATTGGTTCTATGAAGCATTAGAATCAACAGAACCAATCGATGATATTGTTATTAAGAAGTATAACAATGAAAGCTAAATTTAGAGCAATTGTTGGATCTAATGTAATTAAAAGAGCTAATGGTGAATTTAAGTTATTCCGTTATATAGAAATTCAACAAGGAGGTAAGTGGATTCCATTTAGAGATCATTCTTGGGTCTCATATAATTGGAATAGAGCAAAGATATTGAATAAGTTACAACTACATCAAGTAATAGAATTTACTGCTGATGTAGAAGAATATATGGATAGTCAATTACAAAAGAAATATGCACTTCATAAGATTAGAAGTATTGAAGTAATTGGTTATAAAAAATTAAAATAAGGAGATTAAGATGTATAGATTAATACAAGTAGAACCAAACAATAGAGAGTTTATATTACATACAGGATCATATAATGAATGTTGTTCAGTATTTGAAGAAATGACAGGTATAGAATTTTATGATGGAATAGCTCTTGGATTAGTTATGTATTTTATAGATCCAATAAATAAGGAAGATTAAATGGAACAAGTAATATCAATAAAAGTAGATAAAGAATGGATACCTGTTTGTAAAGGTAAAGATAGAAAACAAATGATGGAAGTATATAAAGAATTAAAAAGATGTTTAAAAACTGTATATAAATCATTTCTTATCAAAATAGAACCAAAAGGAGAGATAGATGAATAATGTAATTGATAAGTATATAAGTGAAAATACACTATTAGAAATAGAAGTTACATATGACATTGGAACATATGATAGAGAAAGAGGTTATTACATATATTTCACCAAATATAGTGTATTAAAATATAGTAATGGAGCTATTAGTAAATCTATAACTCCAATGGATAGAGAAAACTTTGTTATTAAGTTAGAACCAGCAAAAAGATTTAGTCAAAAGAAATTCTATAAATATTGTGAAATACTACAAGATAATAAAGATATGTTACTAAGAATATATCAAAATTATTTAGTTAATAAAGAAGTTGATATTTCGTTTATAAAAGAACTTTTTAAATGAGAGTAGTAATATTCTTATTTTTTATAATTAACTCTCTACAAGCTTTAAACAATCAACAAATACAATGTTTTAAATACAGCTACAAAGTTGGATCAAAGTATCAATTAGGTTGGACTTTAGCTGGTATTGCATATGTTGAATCATCACTTGGAAAATATAATATTAATTTAAGTGATCCAAGTGGCTCAGCATATCATATATTAGTAACATCAGTATTGCATAGACTTAATATACCTAATACATCTTGGAATAGATCAAGAATGTTAGAGAGATTAATTAAAGATAAAAACTTTGCTTCTAAACAAGCAATATCTGAATTACTTTATTGGAAGTCTTTTTGGATTCAAAGAGGATATTCAGGTAAATGGTTATGGGTAAAGATGGTTGGATCATATAATGGAGGATATTACTCTAATATAGAATATGTAAGAAAAGTAAGTAAAGCAATAAAATATTTAAGGAAAATAAATGTTAATAACTAGTTTAGTTTTATTTTTAACACCAATATTTTTGTTAAAAATAAGGAAAATAAAATGAAATATGATCAAGAAAAAATAGTAGAAAAAAATAGTTTATTCTTTTAAACAAATAGAACATCTTGCGATGTATGATTATCGTAGCTTTAATTCTATGGATATGGATGATCTTAAATAAATATATCGTTTTTATTATGATGTAAAAGATTTAATTTATGATGTAAAAAATCAAGATATAAAAAAAAGAAATCAAAGAATTGATTAAAGAAAATAATTTTGAATCAAAAAAGTGTAAATATTGTAAATATTATAATAATGGTATATGTGAAACTATTTGGATTGATGATAAAGAGTACACTCACAATAATAGTGTAGGAGCAGGAATTAAATTAGAAGCTAACGATGATGTAGGTGTTGTTGTTAATTTAAGAGTTGATGAAAATTTTGGATGTAATAAATTTAAAAAAAACAAATAAAAAAATTACAAAATGAGATGTAAAAATTATTCTAAAAAATAAATACAAAGGAGAATAAAATATGGTTAGTAAAGAATTATTTTTGGAAATAATGCCAGAATATAAAAAATATAAAAATATTAAAATAGAAATAACAAAAAATATTTTAATATCTCTTGACGGACAAAGTGTTTTTGGCTCTGTAAATATTTATGAATTTGCTTATTTATGTAAAGAATGGGCTTATAGTAAAGGATTTAACATTGAGCCATCTATTGATGGTTATGTAGAAAATAAAGATTTATGGCATTATAATTGCCATATATTAGAACCTTATACAAAAAATACTATTTTTGCTTTTAAAGAAGAATTTAAAACAGAAATAGAAGCTATATTTAAGGCTTGTGAGTGGATATTGAAAAATAAATAAAAAGGAGAGCAAATGAGCTATTTCGATGGAATTAAAGAAGGTGATAGAGTTTGGAGTATTAATTATGGTTGGGGAGAAGCTTTTGATATTTCAGAAGATGATTTTGGAGTGGAGTTTAAGAGGGGTAATTTTGTTTATTATTATATGAATGGAGAGAAAAAGGAAAACAAAAAACCATCTTCTCAAACTCTTTTCTGGAATGATAAAGAACCAAAAAGAATTGAGAAAGAAAAAATGGAGTATATGAGAAATCATATAGAAGAGTTTACTAGTAGAGAGCAATTAATTTCTCTATGTAAAAGAGCGGTAGTTCCTTATTACAAATGGTCAAACAGGGATAGCTATTCTGCTCAAGTAAGTATTGAAGATTCATATAAGCTCTTACAAGCTGGAGCTGAATATGATGCCAAATTAGATGGAGCTGAAAAAGTTTTTTGGGTAAGATTTAAAAATCTAACTGAAGAACTTTTAAAAAAAGCAGATTCTTATTGTTTAGGTATAGATAATATCGATTCTTACAAAGAAGCAGTTCCTAACGATGAAATGTTTGATTCAGAATCATATGTTTGGAGAGCTTTAATAGATAAAAATAAAGAGATAACTTGTTATATTCCGACTAAAAAGAGTTTGGAAGAAGCAGATGGTGAGGATTGGTATTAAATTTAAAAAAAAGGAAAAACAATGGAAAAAGAAAAACATTATCAAGATTTAAAATCTATAGCTTTAGATTTAAAAAGTCTAAGTGAAGCATTCGCAATAACAGGTAATTAGAGAATGTATTAGGAGTTAAAATATTTAGCTAATTCAATATCTTTAAATATTAACTCATTAAAAATGTTAGATAAAGAAGAATTGGATAATAGGATTAAAGAAATGAACAAAACAAATCGAGCAATATTCGAAGCTTGTTTGTACAAAGAAGGAGGGAAAAATGACAAATAATAAACTCAAAGCAGTGATAAATTTAAAAGATAAAACAATAATAACTCCAGTTTTAGATTGGATAGATTTTAAAGCCAAGGAATGTAGCTGGACTATTTTCTCAAGTGCAACTGATGAATTTGATGAGAATGTATCTTTATATGATAAGCTTATTAAATATACAGGACTTAAAGATAAAAATAAAAAAGAAATTTATGAGGGCGATATTGTAAAAATTCCAGATAATTATGATAAATATGGATTTTTCGCAGGAGAAGTTAGAGAAGTATATTTTGCGTTTGGGGCTTTTAGATTGAAGCCTATAAGAAACGAAAATGTAATAGGTAATCATCTTGAAGATAATTTCGAATTTGAAATTATCGGAAATATATTTGAAAATCCAGAACTACTAAACAAAGGAAAATAAAATGATCTATTTCAATGGAATTAAAATAGGTAATAGAGTTTGGAGCTTTGAATATGGTTGGGGTACATTAATAGAAAAAATGAGAGGAGAATATCCATTAGCAATAAAATTTGATAAATTAAATTATATTATAAATTATAATATGAATGGAACAAAAAGAACTAGTGAAAATCAAACTCTATTCTGGAATGAAATCAAATTCGATATCCCAGAAAGACCAAAGATTAAATTAAAAAGAGATTATTCAAATACATTACAAATAGCTTATTTTAATATAGATAATAATTATGCTTCATTAAAACAAGCTAAAAAATATTTAAGATTGTTGGCACTAAGAGACCAAGAGTGTGTCGATAGTAGAGGATATGAATTTCAGTATGATAAATATAATTTTTATATTTTTGAAAATAAAAAAAATTTTCATGATTATAGTTTTAATCAATCAGGAAATCTTTTTCATGTTTATTTCAAAACAAAAGAAGATGCACAGAAAATATGTGACATTTTAAATTCTGGTAGATTTAATTTAGAAGGAGATTAAGGTGTATATTTTAAATATTTATAAAGCAAGTTTTGATTCGGATGGAGAATTAATTCAAATTTTGGAACCAAAATATGTGTCTTATGATATTAACTTGTTAAAAGAAAAGTTAATAGAAATAATAGAAGATGAAAATATTAAACTAAATACATATCAAGAAAAGAAATTACAAGCTATGAATAGCTATATTGAGTTTGATTTCTACAATGGTTCCAATAGATTTGATTGGGATGATATTGTAAGTATAGAAATAGAAGAAATTGAGCAATTAAAATAATTAAACAAAAAGGAAGAAGTATTAAAATAAGTGGAAAAGAATATGTGAAAAATTGATGGTTAATAGAAATTATAATTCTGTAAGAAGATGGCCTATTGCTCAAATAGACCTAAACACAGGTGAAGTAGTAAAAGAATGGATAAGTGCAAAAGAAGTGGCTTATACGCTTGGTATAGCATATAGTAACCTTGTTAGTGCGATTAAAAAAAATGAAAAATACAGAGGTTATTTTTGGAAAGATTAAAAAAAAAGATTAATTATCAAAAACAAATATAATTAAAGGAGAATGATATGGCAACATATAGTTATTTAATAGACAAAAAAGACGCAATTGATGGTAATTATGATGTAGATAAATTCATAAATGAAAATATTATAGAAATGATTAACGATTGGATATATAATGGAGATGATCAAGTAAAAATATCTATTGAAATTCCAATAAGATATGATGAAGAGTATAATGAATATTATAATGAAGATGTTGAAACTATAACTTATAATATTAAAGAATTAATATCTCAATATATGGATAAAGATGAACTAGTCGATTTAATTGATTCATTAGTTATTGATCTTAATAAAGTAACTGCTTAAAAGAACCAATATGAGAGAGGTTTAATTGATTTAAAATATAAAGTAGAAGTAGTATTAAATGGATAATATAAAAATATTAGAAGAACAAGTTAGATATCATAAAAAACAATTAGAAAAACTTTATGATGAAATAGAAGCGATCCAAAAGGATGGTATAAATATAAAGTTGTTGTACCTAATTATATGAGAGTTGATAGTTATGGATGTACTAAGTTTCTATTTAAAAATAAAAAAGATGCTGAATGTTTTTTAAAACAAGGATTTGGTTCTAGTGTAGAACCAGATTGTTATCTTGAATGTTATCCAACATATGAAGATAGTTTTAGTGATGAACAAGAATATGATTTTGATGAAGCTGAATTAAAGGAGATAAGATGAAATTTGATTGTGATGTAATTATTAAAATTAAAAATAAAAAACAAAGTAAAAAATTACAAAAATATGCTTATAAAAATGGATATGATTGGAATATTAAAACTGAAAAATATATATGTACTGATACTAAATATTTAATACTACATACTGATAATCGTATTACTTGGAGTTATGATAAAGAAGATAAGTACTTATTTTTAAGTTATAAAGAAGCTATTAGATATTTAAAAAGAAAAGGAAAATAAGATGAGTGTAGATCATATAGATCCAAAGATTAGAGTAGATATAGCATCAACTGAATATTTATATGGAGTTGATCCAACAAGATTTATAGATATGAAGTATGAAGATATATTAAGAGAAAAAGTTAAATTAGCTAAGAAGATGTCTAAGAGCTTATTAGAGCAACAATCTCAATCAAGTGATAGTGATACATATCTTGAGTATGAATATTGGCTTAATGACATTTATAAAGCTATTGAGCATAATGAATTGTTACTTAAAGAACTAAGTCAATTTAAAAGGAGAAAATAATGTTTTATAAAGGAGTTTTAGTTGAAGATATATTTTATAGTCTATATACAAATATAGAAGAAAAAGACGGATATATTAATGAGAAAGATATAGAGTTTAAAGAAATAGAACCAAATGAACTTAAAAAAGAAGTAGTCAAATATAAAAAAAATATATATAAAGAAATAGAAAAAGATAGAAAAAGATTAAGTAAATATAATGGTAAAAATGTTAATGATTTAAGAAAAATATATAAAGAGAAAGAAATTACAAAACTACATAAAACTAATGGTTTTGAAAAGGTATTTGAACTTGATAATTTTATATCTTTTGATGAAGTAAAAGAAATATTAGATAATGTAAATGATTATGAATTAGATAAAAATAAAATTTATTCTAATAAATTACATTTAAGAATAGATGGTTGGTGTGATGGAGAAGATATAGATTATTACGGTGTTGATTATATAATTTATTGTATTGAAGATATAGAAATAAATGATTGTAAAATTGAATTATTAGCTATTAGATTAGCAATTTATAATAATATATCTATAATATTTAAAAATATATATCCATCTGATTTAAAAGAATATTATCAATCATATATTGATGGAGATTTAACTTTTAAAGGTTTTGCTAAGAAGTTGGATCCAAGAAATAGTGATAATAAATGTTAAATGAGAAAAAATGAAAAACGAAAATTCAATAACAGAATTAAAAAATTTACTAAAAAAATATTTATATGATGAGAATGAAGAATTCAAAACAATTTTAAAAGAATTAAAATTATACACAGATGATGATTTAGTTAATGAAAGAGATGAAGCATACCAAGAGGGATATCAAGAAGGATATAATGATGGTTATAGAGAAGGATATTCTGAAGACTGTTATGATTGATTAAAGGAGAAAATAATGTTTTTAAATGCATTATTCATTTATGATAAAGGAATAGATTTAGATCAATTTAAACAAAGACAAATTTGGATCCAAAAATGGATAGAAAGTAAATCTAATGAAGTTGAATATAGAGTTGATTTATGTGAATTAAATAATGAAGATAAAGAATGGTTAGCTAATGAATATTTAAAAGGAATTAGTTTAAATAAACTTAATGAATATAACTATGTTATATTTTATCTATAAAGCTCTCTAAGAGCTTTTTACTACTAATACAATAAAATATACTTATTTATTGTAAAAGTCTCTCAAATCAAAAGTATCAATTAAATATAAGGATAATTAAATGTATATGTTAGTAGAAAATAGAATATTTACTGAAGCAGTACTAGATAGTAAAGTATATATTGATTTCTTTTTTAATGAAGAAGAAGCAAGAAATGAATTAAATGAACGATCAAATAAGTTAGCAGAATATAGAAAAGAATTAAAAGCTGAATATGAAGATTACAATGATTATCTAACTGTTGGATCAAATTCATTTTATTATGAAGATGATGAAAGAAATTTAGTTATATCTTGTGAGATCCAACAGAAACAACAACATATGAAGTTTATGGTTGAGTAAAAAAACAAAGGAGATGATATGTTAGAGAAAGCATATGTGTTATATAAAGAATTATCAAAAGAAGATGAAGATAATTTATATAAATTAGATGGATTAGAAGAGTTACATACATTTTGTAAAGATAGTGTATATATGATTAATTTAGAAAATTGTACAGATGAAGATATTAATAATTACTTAGGAGAAATAATTAATTATGATGATTTAAAAGAATTAGGAGAAGTAAAATATTTAATTATTTATGAATTAAAATAATATATCTATTATTTGGATCAAAAGTAGATAAGTAAATTATTACTATCTATCTATTTGGATATAACTTAAAAAATAATCTATTACAAATTAATATTTTTTATTTATTTATTAAAGATAAATCGTGCGACATTTGTTCCTATATATATTAGCACATTTTCCGTACATTTATATTTAATAAATAATAGTGATAGATAAGCGTGATAATATCTCACGATTTTCCATTTTTGGCTCTTAAAACTTCCTTATTTATGGGAATAACATAGTAAAATCCTTAAAATCTTGACTTCTTAACATAAATGGTGATATAATACTGACCGCATATCTTTTACAAATACCAAAATAAAGGACATTAATGTTATTAACAGAAAAGCAAATGAAAGCAAAACAATTACAACAACTGAAAGAGTTACGAAAGAACGGAATGGATATAAATGAATCATTAGAGTATATTGAAGCATCAACAGTAGATAAATCAATAAAGTTTGGATTAATCCATAATGTAGTTAAAGGAGAACATGAAATATCAAAAATAAATCCATTGATGGATAATCAAGAATTTGAACAATTGAAATATTCAATATTACAAACTGGACAACAAGAACCTATACTTTTATATCGTGGGTTAATAGTAGATGGAAGACATAGAACAAAAGCTCTAAAAGAACTTGGTTGTGAATATATATTATATTCAGAAATACCAAGAAACACAAGATTAAGTGAGATAAAGGAAATAGTGATGAGTAAAAATGCAAGAAGAAATTTGACAAAAAGTCAAAAAGCTATACAAGCATATTTCGATTATATTGAAAATGGTGGAACCAAACAATCATATGCAATTAAATATGGAACAGATAGAACATATATATCAAAAGCAGAAACTATTGCTAAAGAACTTGGAATAAATAAATTAGATACATTATTAAACAATGGAAAAGTTAAACTTGACAATGGAAAGTATTATACAAATTTATCTTCAATAATGGATTATATTAGTAGAAAGAAAAAGAAAGAAAAAGAAATAATTGATTATAAACCAAAAGATGATGATGTAAAAGAATGTATTAATTTAGTAAGAAGTAAAAATTTAGATTTAGCTCAATTAGCTGAAATGAATAAAACAATTAAAGCTTTAATGGAAAAGAAATTTAAAGATGACTAAAACAAAATTAAAAGGAGGAACAAGATCAAATGAAACTAAGAGATTATCAACAAGATATAGTAGATAAGGTTGTTGGATCAAATAATCAATCTTTAATGGTAGAAGCTTGTACTGGTTCAGGAAAGTCAATTATGATAGCTTATTTAGCTAAGTATTATCATAATCAAGGATATGAAGTAATTATATCAACTGATATATCAGCATTAATAGATCAATTATATGATACTTGTAGAACCATTGATTTGGATCCCACTGTTATTAAAGCTTCTGATAAAAGAAAAGGCAAAGATGATATCTATATAGCAATGGATCAGACTTTAATCAATAGAGCCAAAGAGATGAGCTTCAATAATGTAGTTTTATTATCAGATGAAGGACATAAGAGAACTGAAGCTGATAGATATATTGAAATTAAAAAATATATTAAACCAGTTAAAGAAATATTATTTAGTGGAACTCCTTTTAGACCCAATGGAATAAGATTTGATATGAATTATATTATTGGAGAAGCTAATATAGAAAATCTTACTAATAAAGGTTATTTGGCTCCATATAAGTTAATTGTTCCAAGTGTTATTAAAACATTAGATTTTAATAGTTTATCATCATCTACAGGTGATTATAATCTTGGAGATATAAAGAAGCTATATGATACAAAAGAGTTTGAAAAGTATTTTAAACAATTCTATTTGGAAAATGTTGGATCTAAACAAACACTAATTGTATGTTCTAATATAGATCATGCAGAACTTGTTGGATTATGGTTAAAAGATATAAAGATTAATGCTTCTGTAATCCATTCTAAGAGAAGTTCTAAGGAAAATGATACAAATATAGCTAACTTTAAAAATAATAGCTTAAATTGTCTTGTATCAATTTCCAAAATCAATATTGGATTCGATGCAAGTAATACAGAAGTATTAATTAATCTTAGACCAACTGAATCATATAATTTATATTTTCAAATAGCTGGAAGGTTAGTAAGAAAACATCCAGAAAACAAAGATAAATACCTATATGATTTTACTGATAATATATTTAGATTAGAAGATCCAAGAAAACATTTCACTGGATTTAAAGATGAAATAGATAAACAATTATATGAAGATAAAAAGAAAAATGATGAAGAGTTTTATTTTAGTAAAACTGATGATGAATTAGTTGATTTGGATCCAAAGAAAATAGAGATATATCTTGAAGAATTTAAGAAAGGTGGATTATTAAATGAACTTAAATATGAATTTGAATTAACTAATGATATAGAAGAATTATTAGATATTACATTTAAAGCTCATAAAGCTATTAGAGGTTGGGTCTATAAACAAGATAGATTAGATGAAATTGTTAGTGATTGTTTAGAATATGAAGATAGATTTATTTTAATAAATAAAAGGAGATCATATGTAAAAGCATTAAAAACAAGAATAAATAATATTCTTAGAGATCCAAAGAAGAAATTATATGGAGTTAAATATTTCCCTAGTTGGTTCTATGAAGCTACATTAGAGAAATATCCTTGGTTAGCAAATGAGTTAGAAGAACAAGAAGAAATACCATTTTAAAGGAGAATAGAAATGAGTTATAAAACAAAAGTATTGAAATATGTAAATGATTTAGATGATGTATTTATTGATATAGCATTATATAATATTGATGGATTAACATATGAAGAAGCTAAGAATTATTTAGAAAAGGATGCTAGTCCAGTTAGTGGTGCAGTAAGTGGATTAATTTATTATATTGAAACAAATGTAATTGGTAGTAAATATTATGAAGATTGTATGGAAATGATCCAACAAGTATATGGTGATGAAATAAAATTTGAAATAGTTAAATCATTAAATAACATTGTTTGGATTTGTTGGGAATTATGGTTAAATGCATATTCTATTGAAAAAGTATTAAATAAAGCATTAGAATTAGAAATATTAAAACCAACAAATACTAAAAAATATATTATTTTAGATGTAAGATATAACGAAGTTGTATATAAAGAAATTCCAATATACAAAGAAGATGAAAAAGTTTATGAAGATCAAATAATTGATAGTTCAGATTCAATATATATGGAAGTAAATGATGATACAACATTTGAAAATATAAAAATAGATAAAGATTAAGCACTCTCTAAGTGCTTATAGAGTATTATTTTATATATAAAAAAGGAAGAACTATGAAGCACTTATATAATTATATTCATCAAAAACTACAATTTAAATCTCCAACGGAACTTGTTGAAATGGAATTTTGGTTCTATACTTCATCTATATTAGGTGTTATACAACCAGAAGTTCATTATCTAAATAAGAAGGAAAAGATTAATTTCTTTGGTATCGCTTTATTACCAAGTGGTAGTGGTAAATCAGCAATAGCATCTATAATGTATAAAGAATATTTAGAAGATCCAAAGAAGTGGAATAATGCTTTACAAAGTGGATATAAAAAAGGAACAGGAATTATTGAGGAAGATAGGATAATGATTGATGGTAATGAAGTAGATTTAAAAAGTTATTTACCATCATTTATGAATAGTATTCATGGAACTAGTGAAGGTATTTATCTTAGAGCATTAGCTTTATCTAATTCATTCGTTGGATCATTGAATATTACTCACGATGAAATAATGGATATTATCAGAGATTCAAATTTAGAACAAATGAAACAATTATATGATGGAGAATTATTAGGTAAGATGATTAAATCATCTATTAATGAAAATATAAAAGGTATTGTTTCTAATATGTTATTGCTTGGATCATCTGTTGGATTAAAAAGAAGTATGAAAAACTTTGAGTTCTTTAATAAAGCTTTATCAAGTGGTATTTATAGAAGATCGTTTATCTTTTATTCAGAACCAAGTGATATAGTGATTAATAGTCCAATAGAATCTCATACTGATAGATTTATTAATGTTAATAACTTTATATCAAATAATATAAAAGATTCGTTTAAAGGCAATTATAAAGCAATTACTTGTGATGAAACAGCTAATGAATATATTCATTTGATCCAACAAGAACTAATAGACTTTGCTAATGGTAATAAATATGATGAAAGATATTCAGCAGAACTTGGATCATTATCTAAGATAGTTAAATTAGCAGCATTAAATGCTATTAGTTTAGGTAGAAATATAATTAGTTATGATGATATTGAATATTCATATAACTTCTATAAAAGATGTAGAAATACAACTGAGAAGTTATTTAGTGTTGAACCTCAACATAAAAGAATTTATAGCATTATTAAACAACTTGGTAAAACAAATAAATCTGAGATATTAGAAAAAGATGTATTTAATAGAAGTACATTTTCAGAAGATATGTTTTTAGTTGAAGAATATTGTTATAGAAATAATGAAAGGTTAATAACAAAAGGTTCAAAGATTAAGTTCTTTGAAATTAAATCATTAGATAATAGTGATCCAAATAAGATTATATTAAGTATTCCAAATCCTGACAAAAGAGAAAAGAGTACTCAATATAATTCAATGGAAGTACCAATGTTTGGATCTACTAAATCAATAGAGAAACTTATCCATAGTGATATAAGTAATTTTGTATTAGCTCATTTTAAAGATGGTAAGAGAAAGAAAGATAATGTATTACCAAATATCAATTGTATTGCATTAGATATTGATGAAGGTGGTTCATTAGAAGATACTATCGAATATCTTAAACCATATACTTATTTAATCTATACAACTAAAAGTCATCAGAAAGATAAAGGAGGAGTAATTGCTGATAGATTCAGAGTTATTATTCCTTTTAAGTATGTTGTAACTATTGATAGTGATAGATTTATTGAATTATATGACAATATAGCTAATGCTATTAATTTACAAATATATGATCATAATGCAAAAGATATAAGTAGATTATGGTTTACAAATAAAGAAGCTGAAATATATATTAATAAAGTTGAATTATTTGATCCAATACCATTTCTACCAGAAACAAAAGTAAATGAACTTATTGAGAAACAAAAAGCTTCATTAGAAGATTTGGAGCCAAATGATATGGATCAAATTGAAAGGAGAATCTATGGAATAAAGAAATGGTTTGTAAATAGTACTTATCAAGGTAATAGAGTTAATAACTTGTTTAGACTCGGATCTTTTGTTAGAGATTTAACTAATGCAAGTTATGCAATGGAAGTTGTTTATGAGATGAATAGTATGTTAAGTGAACCACTTAAAGATAGTGAAATTAGAAAGTTTATAAGAATAAAGGAGAAATAATATGGGAATATTAGTAGGAATAGCTGGATTTAGCGGAACAGGTAAATCAAGTAGTATTAGAACATTATTAAATAATGATTTAAGATTTGATGAAGATACTGTAATTATAAGAGTTTTATCTAAACCATTACCATTTAGAAATAAATTAAAACCTTTTGATAAAGATACTAAGAAAGGTGATTATCTAATGTTAGATAATGGAACTCAAATAGCTGGTGCTATTCAAGGTTTAAATAAAATGGGTAAGAAAAGAATTATTATTGATGATTCAACTTTTATTATGGTTAAAAAGTTTATGGATACGATCCAAGAGAAAGGATTTACTAGATTTGAAGAATTAGCTAAACAATATTATGATGTATTAAAAGCAGCTGAAGAAACTAGTGAAGATTGTAGAGTTTATATGATTAATCATTTAGATGAAAGTCAATTTGGAAGATTAACTTTTAGAACTATTGGTAAGTTAATAAGTGAGAAAGTTGATATTCCAGCAATGATGACAATAGTTCTACAATCATTAAAGAATGATGATGGTTATTGGTTCTTAACTAATAAAAGAACTGATGATGATGTAGCTAAGAGTCCAATAGATATGTTTAATAAGTTACTAATACCAAATGATTTAAAGTTAATTGATGATACTATCAAAGATTATTATGGATTAAAATGATATTAGATTATATACCAGATAAAGAGTTTGTTAAAAAGATCCAAAACAATATGAAATATGATAAAGCTCATATAAGCAAATATATAGTTCATAATGGATTTGGATATATCTTTAAAAGATTTGATGATAAGGTTAGAGTTATGGTTGTTACGTTGGATCATAATTTTGAAGAAGTTAGTAAAGCATTAAGTGGTTTGTAGGTGGATAGAACCAGATATTAAAAAACCTTCACATATTTAATAAAACAATCACAAGGAGAGCAGATGAATTGGTTAGATATAAATGAAAATGAATTAAATGAAGCAGTAGAAAAAGAACCAAAAGGGTTTGAATTACCAGAAGCAGGTGTATATGAAGTAAGAGTTAATAATTGTTATGTAGAAACTGGTATTGATAGTGCAAGTGGTAAAAAGAATGATTGGTTCAATTTAGAAACTGAAACAAAAGATGGAAATAAAATTAATTTAAGATGGTGGTTTAGACATACAGGAAATAGTAAGAATGCAAAAGGTAATTTAGCATTTGGTATTGTTCAAGCAGGTAAAGTGTTTAAAGCAGCTGATCTTAATTTAATGAGTGTTCAACCAAAACAAATTAATATTGAAAAATTCAATAAACAAATTGAAGCATTACAATTAAGTGACATTCTAGGTAAGAAATTAGTTATTGGTATTAGACATAGAATTAGCGGTCAATATACAAATATTGATTTTGTTAAAGCTTGTAAAGTTGGAGATCAAGAATGTATAGATAAATTAAAAGCTGATATTGAGAAAAAACCAGTAATTGAAGATAAACCTAAAGAAGAAACTAAACCAAAAGAAGAATCACCAGCTTGGTAATTCCTTCCTCTTTGGATCTAAAA